CGAGACGGAATCCCCGATACGGTAGAACAGCACGTCACCGTTGTTTCCGAGATATATGCCACCGCCGTCGACATTCAGCGATTTGTCGAATTGATAGACGAAGATGTTGGCCGAGCTCGCGAACTGAAACGCGCGATTCGGCGCCGTGATCGTGTCGTCGACATTCATCGTCACGTTTTCGACATCGTCGGTGTAGAAGATCCGGAAGTCAGCCCCGGTAATCACATCCATGCCGACGTCTGTCGTGTTGCCGACTGTTGTGACGGCCTGCAGGCTGGCCGCGGTCGCTGCGGCAGGGTCGAAGTACACCGAGAATGTGAACGCATCGACCGTCGGGATCTTGACCTCTGCGCCCACGCCGTCGACGACGTACCAGACCATCTCGCCGTCACTGACGCGGTAAGCCGGAACAATCGTGCCGGAAACGACGTCTCGAGAGCCATCAAAGTCACCAGCGCGCTGCCACGCCGACGTTTCGACGACGTAAATGCCATTCTCGATCGGATCCGCCTGATCCTTGACGAGACAGCGCATGCCGACGAGAAGCGCCTTGCTGTTGACGGTTTGTTCGCCGGAGAGCGTGATTGGGCCGTTAGTAGCGACATGAACTGGCGCCTTGATCGCCAGCCCGATGATGAATGAATCGACGCGGAAGTTTTTGACGGCGGTCATACTGGCGCCCTACCTATGCCGATGCCGTAATCGGATCCCGTCGACAACGACGATGTTGCGCCGGCCGACCCGCTCGGCATTACAGACGAGCCTCCCCACGATCCACCAGCACCGGCATAAGCCGAAGCGGCTGCGGTGACGACGTTGATCACCCCGGCCGTCAGGGCGGCATCAGCCTCGCGTTGCGCGGCGTCCGCTCGGAAATACATGCCTTCGGCGTCATCCTGGGCGCGCCAGAGTTTCGCGAATGCCTGATATTTGCCCTCGGCCTGAATGTCACCGAGCACTTTGACCATGCCCGGAGTATCGACACCGCCGCCGGACGCGGCGGCTACCGCCAGCGCCCGTGAGTACATGAACTCACGCTCGCGCTCGGCCTCCCGAAAGTCCCGCGTCCCGGCGGCCAACCTGCGGCGACCAGCTTCGGAGTAGGCGGCGGATTCCGCCTCTTTGAATTTTTTGGTCTGCCATGCCTTATAGGCCTCGGCGCCACCGGCCGCGACTGCTGCTACGAAAGCCATCCGTACCACGCTCCATGTAGGTGTTCAAAACCCAACCTGTGCAAAATTCGGCAACCCTCGGCGTCTCGAGCGATTGCCAGCACCGGCCCGCGGTATTCCCGCACAATCTGCAGGGCGTCCTTGACCGCCCGCATTACTGTAATACTTCTGAGGTAGGGCTGCAGCTGCGGCTTGTAATCGGAGAAAAACTTGCCCCACTCCGGCTCTCTGGCGACCCCTGCAATCCCAGTAACTTCGCCGTCTTGCGTCACCACGACGGCCTTCATCGAATAGCAGTACGGTTCGCCGTAAAAGGCGACAATGTCGTCAGCGCGCGCTGGCCGGCTGGCTATCTCCGGTCTGGTGTTTCCACCGCGACGAAGTCTGCGATCGCCGCCAATATCGTCGCTGGCCTCGGAGCCTGTGACTGCAAGCATATTCGTGAATCCGGATCCCATTCGCCGCCGAACGGGAAATCCTCCTCGTGATATGAGTCGTAGACGGTGTCGGCGGCGACAACCTGCCCTTCCTCAACCTGCGGCAGATCATACAGCTGGCTGAAAGATGGGCCATATTGCACTCCGAGATGATGCAGCTTTCTGGCCAAAAAGCCGATCCGATTGACCTTTTTCGGCTCGAGCAAACTGATTCCAGTGAGCTCGCCCAGTTTCGCCGATTTGAATTGCGCCGTGTACCCGAGGCCGACAATGACATCGCTGGCCGCCGTCGCCAGCGTGATTTGACCGCTTGAAACCGTCGCCGTACCTACGTCCGCGCCATCGGCCCAGACGATGACATCCTCGCCCTCAAGATGATCGAGGCCGGTAATTGTCGTCGTAGCGACGCCAGAGTAGTAGACGAAAGAATCGGCAATTTTGTTGACCGTGCCGCCCTCGGCCTCGGATTCCTGCGCCCACTTGCAGATGTGACGTTCCGTATTGCCGTCAATGGTGCGCTTGACGGTGTAGTAAACCTGATCCTCGACGCGCCCAGGAAGCACAGCAACGTCCTCGATCTCGCCGCCAGCGCCGGGCGAGTCGACGTCGATCCAGCACATGACATTTTCCAGCCGGTCATAAATCAACATGCCGACCGTGCCGTCATTGCGGACACAGTGCACCCGTAAGTCAGGTTTCATCTGCACCGCAATTTGCTTGATACCGACTTGGTTAAAATCCGGCGCAAAAACCGACAGATCGGCCGATTTGTAATCCTGCACGTCGATGTCGTACAGGAGCTCGTATAGCCGCTGCTCAGTACGATCGACGAAAACCGCTCTCGACGACGACGGTTTGATTGAGAAATTGAACGGCGTCAGAGGCTCGTCGAAATTCGATGAGCGAACCGATAGAGGGCTGTTGCCATCCATTCGGTGTGCCGCCACGTTGGCGGATGTGTCGGACGTGCCCATCAGCAAACGCGCCATCGACAACAACCAGTGAACGACCTTGATGGGCCCATGGCTGATTTGTCGCGAGATCGGCCCTGAATCGCCCTCGACCTCCTCGTCGAACGATTCGTAATCGTCAGACACCGATGCCCAGAAACGATCGTTGCCGGCCCATGTGAGCCGACCCTCGTTGATGGCCACGGCTGTTGGATAGCCTTGCTTCTGCGACCATGCGCCCTCGGCCCAGTCCCTACTGGGATCCAAAGAGCCGAACGGCTTGAAAACGGTGCCGCTGATTTGCGTCGGGCTGATATAGCCGCGCGCTTGAATGATCCCCCTGATCGAGCCATTGGCATAGATCAACGAGGCCGACACGGTTCCGCTTGTGAAGTCGCCAGATTTCACGCCAATTCGATAGTAAATAACCGAGCCATCCTGGCCGTCGTTGTATGTCGTGTCGACGTTACCGGTGAAAACCTGATCGGTGTCGTTCCACGGACCCTCCTCGGCAAACGAGAATTGCAGCGTCACCGTGGCCGTCCATGTGCCGGACAGGACGATCTGAAACTGTCGTGCGTTTGCAGAGCCAGTCACCCGAATTGGATCCGTGAAGTCATCCGCCCCGGAAATGTCCTTCTGCACTTCTTGCCCGTTCGAGTCGATGCGGAACAGCGCACCAAAGTTTGCGCCCGTGTGCCCGTTCTGATCGAACACCGGTTGCGACGCCGTGATTGTGACGGACGGACCGTTGAGCGCGTCTGGCGCGAGCGTTATGCCCGACGTGTTCTGAGTAAGAAACGGCCCATCTTTCGGCTCGTAGGTAATGATCGACCAAGATCGGCCATCGCCGCGCCGCTCTATTCGGATCAGCCTGTTCGCGTTTGCGCCAGTCGTTGATCCCCTTTTGCAAGCCACGTAAATGACGTCGCCAGATTGATCCCACCGAAGGAACGGCAAATCCTCTGTCGCCCACGGCGTCAGGAGCGTGACGACGCCGGCCGCCTCGATGCTGCATTCGCGTATCCGGACAACATGCTGCCGCTCGTTGGCGAACTCAATCCAGAAATCGCCCGTTGGCGTGAATGACAGAGAGTGGAGTCCGCGGCCGAGCCTTGTCTCAGAGACGTAGTCGTCCCCGCCAGATGACGAGCCCACCTTGAACAGCGCGTCAGGATTGTCGATCTCGACAAACAGCGAATGCTCGACCCCCTGATCTGGCCCGGCGACCGTTACTTGCTGTCGAATGCGTCCGAAGTCCGTGCCATCGCCGGCGAGCTCGACAAAGCTGGTGCCCGCGTAAAAGACTGTTCCGCCGGGATCCGAGGCATCAGTCCAGATCAACGAGCCATTGGTGAAATCGTCGTTCTGGACCGTCGTTGACACCCCCGGCCGCGACAACAGCGTGTCGCCGATCCGCACTCGCATAAACAAATTGGTTAGCTCAATCAGTGCGGTATCGTCGACCTCAAAAATGAACGGCATAATCCGCGCCTGCGCGTTTGCCAGCGTGTTGTCGATATATTGCATGCCCGGCCGCAACATCATCGACCCGAGCACCCTGGGGATGTAGTTGCGCTGGATCTCGGCCGACATCGCCATGCGGTCAAGATCAATTCGAGCGAGGCCGAGCTCCGATATGACCCCGCGGTTGAATGCGAGAATGTTACGTGTGTTGAACGCCATTAGCCGATCAGCTGGCCACGATTACCGCGCTCGCGGTTGCCGCTGCGAAAGCCCTGTCTCGAGCGGGCCCAACCGCCTTTCGGCGGGAACTTCGCCGGAGACTCCATCGCGTCGGTTGCCTTTGCCTCCGACAGCCATTGCTTCCACAGCTGGTACAGCTTTTTCTCCGAGATCTCGACACCGCGGATCCGCGGACCGGCTTTGAACGCCATGTAGTGCTCGACCATCTCGGTGAAATTCGGCGGCCAGAGTGTGAAATCCGACCCCCATTGCGTGTCGTCCGAGACGTAAGCGACGTAGATCGTCTCCTGATCGGTAAACCACCAGCTTGCCTCGTCGGCATAGCGCGTGATCGGGATGTTGAAATACTCGTCGTGAGCGACGCCCATGGTGCGCACGAAATCCGATGGCTTGTCGAAGGCGTATTGATAGCCGAACGACGGCGTCACCGATGGACTGGCCTCGAGCTCGACCGTGCGCCGAGCGAAATTCCATTGGCCCATCTGCAGGACGCGACGCACAAGATCGTTGTCCCAGACGTCATCGAGTTTATAGCGCGGCTCGCGGTTTTCAGTGAGGCTGGCCAGTTTGCGCTCGCCCAGGATCGTGAGAGCGCCGTTATAAATCGTCAGCTTTGATGGCATCGGCTCCTCCTAAAAGCCAGCGCATCCCTGCGCTATAGAACGTCCCTGCTCGGCTACCGAGTGAGGGCGCTCGCGTGATTTGACGCGAAACGCCGAGCTAGATCCTCCGTTGCGAAGCCCTTTTTCAGCACTTCGCCCTTGTACTTGCAAACGAATTTGTCGGTGCTGCCGCCCCACTTGATGTCGTAGGCCGAGGCCAGCTTTTCCGGCGTCTCGACGCTTTCGATCCCGTAGTCGACACGGAACCGCTCGCGGACGATCGCCCAGTTGTGGCCGTGATCAATGACGCGCACGTTGATTTCCCATGCCATGTCGTCGGGCATGATCTCAACGATGTCGCCGCGGTTCAGATGACGCGCGATGTGCTCAAAGAACGACGCATCGAGTACCTGATCCGGAGATGTGCCAATTTTCGCGTTGCAACGCCATTCGTTGCGATGCTCGCCGGCGAGGCCAAAGCGATTGATGCTGACCGGCTTGATGTCCTGCGGTAGTTCTGGCGCTTCCTGCGCGGATTCGGTGACTTCCTCGTCGACCTTTTTTGCTGCGTCTGCCATTGATTTCTCCAATCAAAAACGGGGGCCGCCCTCTCGAGCGGCCCCCGGATTGTCGCGCAGATATGGCTCTTGCGCCAGTCGGCTTAGGTGCCGTTGACGAGAGTTACGTCACCGTTGGCCGCGATCGCGGACACTCGAGTCATATCAACCGTGCCCAAGTTGTCGTCGACAACAAGGATCACGTCGTTGACCGCGAGCCCGTAGTCGGGGCCGTTGGTGATGTAGCCGGCTGCGATGACCGTGGCAATCGCGTCCGGCGAGCGGTAGGAGAACAGCGCAAAGCTGTCGCCTGCCGGAACCGCCGGGTCGTTGCCGCCTTCGCCAGTACCGACACGCGGGAGGCGAACCTGCAGAGATGCTGGTTTGAAAGCCATGATTCATTTCCTCCTTTACGCCGCTGCCAGAGCCGAACCGTCATGCGCAACGATGCACACGCCAGAGTTCTGCAACAGCACTGAGCCCATGTAGATCGAGCAACGGGCCCAGGTGTAATCCTGCTCCTCGTCGTAACCTACCCTCATTTCCATGTCGTCAGCGTTGTAGGCATGGCCGATCGCTGACTTGTGGAACATGTACGTCTCCTCGGTCGCGGAACCGGGGCCACCACCGCCGTTCAGGTTCGGGTGCACCGTCCAGTTCATGCCGAGCCAACGATAGCTGACCGGCCGGTCGCGCCACGCGAGATCCGCGGCATCCATCGGTCCGTTCATCGTGTAGTCACGGCTCGAGAAGTCGTTTTCGCCCATCATGTACGCCTCGTAGGCAGGCGTTACGACGAACGAGATCCAGCCGTCCCACGGCACATCGTTGTTGCCGAGAACGGTCTTGGCCCGCAGAGTGCGGAGCGTCGATGCAGTCGTCGCGACGCCGATGTTGACCGTCGACGTAGCGAGCTCGCCGAAAATGTCCTGATCAATCTTACGATTGATGACACCGACGGACGTCTTTTGCATGATCGCGCGCTGGTTGCCCTGCGAGGCGAAGATGTTGAAATCGGTCTTGCGCACGAGATCGTGCCACTCGACCAGCGTTGCAACCGGCTGATTCAGGTTATCGCCACGAGCCGGGATCAGGCCGTTGACGCCGCGCGTCTTGGCCTCGGCACCGCCGGAATCCGCGACAAGGAACGTCGCCTGATTGCCTTTGATGACCGCTTCGGTCGTGGTGAATCCCCGAATAAGCGAAACCAGCTGCTCGAAACCGGCAATAAATTCCTGCCGATATTGAATTTGAAAAGCAGTTTCAGCCATTGAGGCATCCTCCAAAAAGTGAAATGTCCATTTCCACTGATCGGGTTAGCCTGCGATTGGCTCTGCAAGGGTTAGCCGAGGATCGGGGCCTTGCTTCGCCGGCAGGGGCCGGTCGGCGCCGGGGCTCGAGTGAGGTTAGCCGGCAACGTGGTAGCACGAGAGAATGTAGATCAGGTATTCGGCACGGTCAAGTCCTATGCTATTGTCGATGCGCCTCACAGATGGAGTTCAGCATGGCCACGCTCACAATCACTGTCCCAGATCCACAGGTTCCACGCATCCAGACGGCCGTCGGTACATACCTGAGTCTGGGCCGAGACGCCACGGCAGACGAGGTTCGGCAGCTGCTCGTCAACCAGCTTACGCAGATAGTCCGAAGCGTCGAAGTCACCGAGGCCAGAATCAGCGCCGACGAAGGCTTCACGGATCCAGGTATCAGCGTTTAGCTTTGCGCTTCTTGCGGTCCTTGAAGCCGTCCGTGGCGTAATACAGGGCCACCTGCTTTTTTGTGAACTTGCGGCCCGACGGTGACTTGTAGGTGTTCTTGCCGGTTTTCTTGAACGGCACGTAAACCCCCATTGGAGCGGTTTCGCTCACGTTGCAAATCCCTATGCGGCGTCGTCGCCTTGTGCGGCCAAGCGTATCTCGTAGAGCTCGCGAAGTCGATTTTGCATCTTCTGATCTTCGTTGTACCGCTTGCGGTCCGTGCGCATGACGTTTTCGATCTCCGCAATCTCGTCCTCGGTTGCCTGCAGCGCCGTCATGTCATTCGGGATCGGCTTGCCGTGCGGATTGTGCAGCCGGGCCAGCTTCGCCATGCCCTGCAGCACGATAGGATCGTTGAAAAACATCTTGCCATCGCCGTAACGGCCGCCGATCAGCTGCTCGGCCGCTTCCTCGCCGAAAACAGATTTCAGCATGCCGTTGATCAGATTCATGTTGGTCGTGTAGTCGGACCCCCATGCCTCCTGTAGCGCAGCGATCGCCTCGCCTTTGTGCTCGGTGTCGACTTCGGCCATCTCGGCCTGCGTTTGCTCGGCAAAATCGTTGTACCAGCCGAGCGCCTCGTGGACGAGCTCCGGACTGGCGTTTTTGCCGTGCAGGCGTTCAACGAAGTTTGCAACGATCTCTTTGTCATCCTCGCCGATGACCAAACCCTCGGGCAGATCCTTGAGATAGCCGTCGGGCTCAAGCGGGATGTTGTTGGCGCGCCGATACTCCCTGATTTGATCCTCGGTCGCGTCCTCGGGGAGCTCCTCGCGCAGCTGGCCAGAGCGGATTTTCTGTTGCGCCTCGCGGAAGCTGTTACCGAAGGACTGCGGTGAATCGAAGCGGTCCAGGGTAGAGCGGAACTTTTCGTCGTCGCCGGCAATCTCGGCCCGCCAGTCGCGATTCTTGGCCTCGGAATAGTCCTTGATGAAATCGTCTGGGCTCTCGAACTGCGACAGGAGCTCCTTGCGGCCCTCGTCCTCGCCGACCAGTGAGTCGTACCAGTTACCTTCGAGTGCGTTGTTTTGGCTTTGATCGTTCGGGTCGTTGTTCAGATCGTCCATCGTCATTCTCCATGCTTCTGCGGGCTGCAATCTTATCAGGGTCAGTTTTCGCCGGCGCGGTCGTAATCAGCCAGACGAGTGTAGTGCCGGCGTTGCGTCGGCCCTCGGCGAATGCCGTGCCGTGCGGGTCCTCCGGCCGGTAGCTGGTGTCGTGAGTGCCGAAAATGCGCACCAGACAATCGAGCGCCAGTCGTTGCTGACGCGGATCGGCCTCGCCGCGCCAGACGGCGCGGATAGCCTGTACTTCTGCCTCGGTGTAGTCGGGACGCTCGAGCGGGTTTCGCTTCGGGACGCAGTCCGCGACGGAATCTCTGATCGCCAATTACGCTGCTGCTGCCTGAGCTCGGTTTTTCTCGGCGCTCGCGAATTCCCTCTCGGCGGTAGCCGCGTCTTTTGCGATGGCAGCCTGCTCCTCCATGGCCGCCTGCTCGGCGTTCGCGCGCAGGATTTCTTCCACCTGCTCCTCGGAACGCATGTGTCTGGCCTCCACGCCGATGCCCTCGAGGGCCGCCCGCAGCGCAGAGCTCGTGTCCCAGTTCGCCAGCGCGTTCGGATCGAGCTCGAGCGCGACCCGCGCGAGCTCGGAGCCCTCGAGGAACGTGCTCGCTTCCTTGCGCTCGATCGCGTCGTGAAGCGGCGAAATGAACTTGAACCGGACGTCCCGGCCCGACAATTCGGCCGGCATGTCGGCCGGTGCGCCGAACGTACCGGCGCGCAACAGCGCATCGAAGGTGTCCTCGCACAGCTGGCCGTTGTACTCGTACTCCATCGGCTCAAAAAGAGGCAGCGCGGCGCGCACGTATTCCTCGACGCGCTGCCCAACCTCGAAAGCGGTCATATCGCCTTCGGGGGGAGGGAGAGTGAGTTTGTTGATGTAGAAGGCCTCGGCCAGCATTGCCATCTGGCCGTCGCGCGCCTCGTAACCCATCGGCAGTCCGCGCCGGTCCTGGGTGATCGGGCGCAGCACGTCGCCCTTGCGCTCGTCGTACTCGACGTCGGCCCATGTAATGCCGCCGGAGTACAGCTGAATGTCACCGCGGATAGCATCCTGGGTGGCGATCATTGGAGGACGCACGGACATCTCGCCGGCCTCGAGTAGCGTCAGGCTCATGGCCTGTAGCAGCCGTGCGTCCGGAAGGCCGGCTACTGCCGCGGGTGAATAGGCGTACTGCGAGCCGGAAACGGTCTGCCAGCGCGGCAACGTCGTGCCGTGACTCCACACACCGTACTCCTGAATGATGTGCGAGTTTTCGCAGTCCATGTAGACGATGATCCACGGGAAGTTCTCGCCCTCACCGTTCTGGCCCTTGTAAATGTCGGTCGACAGCACCATGCGCTTGCATTCGACCTTGCGCAGATCCTCTTTGCTGCGCTGGATCTCCGGCGACAACGCATCATTGCCAAAGCGTTCGCGCAGATCCTTGATGCGCGGTTTCCACTTGAAGTAGAACTCGCCGATCTCGCCGTCGGCCTTCTCGGCCCACGCGCAATCGCGCAAATGCCATGAGCGATACAGGAGATGCGGGCTCGGTGTATCCCAGATGATCTCGCGCGTGATCACGCACTGGCCGAACGCCGCAAAATCCGCATCGCCCTCACTGGTTGCGCGGATCAGATGCGCCCGGCGGTCATACATCGCTTGGCGCATGCGCTTGGTTGCCCACTCGAGCCACATTTTGCCGGTTTTCGTGAGCTCGTCCTCGCCCTCGACCGAAATGTAGAACCATTCACGGGCCCGCGGCCGCAACATGGCGGCAAACGAATTGCTGAGATCGCGGTGCACCAGGACCGGATACGAAGAATACAGATGCTCGGCGAATTCCTCGCCGATGTAGCGTCGAATCGTGAAATCCGCGCGCTGCGGATAGAAATTCTCGGCGATCTCCTGCCACAGCGTCGTGATGGCCTTGCGCTCGGAATAGAGCGTCGCGCCCCGCTCGACGAGATCCTTGGGTTTCATCCGAGAGTGTCCGCGTCCTGCGTCATCACGTTACGGACGCGACTGCCGCGGCGCTTGGCCGCCTTGCGGCGCTCGTTGCGCGCAATGAGCTCGTCGTCGGGCATGTCGGCCGAGGCGTACATTTTATCGAGCACCCCCTGCCGCTTGGCCTGATCTTTCTGACGCTTCTCGTCGCGCGTCATGTAGCCCTTGCCCATCGAAGCATTAGCCAGTCGCTTCACCGTGTTCTTTAATCCAGACATCAGTGCCTCCTCCTTGGGCCCATGTTGACCGACGGCCGTCGCTTGCCGCCGAAATTACCACTTCGCTGATCTTCCCGCCACTGTCCAAGATGCGTGATCGACTTGGCGCCGGCCGACCAGCACATGACGATCGCGTCGCCTTTGTCCGGAGAGCGGCCCAGTTCCTTGACCAGATCCTTTTTCGGCGTGACCTTGATTCCCTGCGGCGTCAGTTCCCACTTGAGCGCGGTGAGATCGGAAACGAGCTCCTGATCGTCCGGCAGCGCAATCGGCGACCCGCCATCCTGCTCCGGATCGAGCGCCTCCATGAACTTCCAGTAGACCTCGGCGCGCTTGTTGAAAAACTTGAGATGCTTCGATTTCGTGCGGCCGACACTCGAATCCATGCCGACATGCCGCACACACTGGATCCCGTTTTCATCAAGATGCGCGAACGCCTCCGCACCGTTCATCTCGCCGCAGTCGATGACCGGCGTGGCGTTGTCGCGGCGCGTTCTGAGTACCAGCGCGGCCACGTCGCGGCCATGCGGCGTCTCGTGGCCCGGCTTGACGATCATCTCGGTGAAAAAGCCGTCGTAACGCGGCGCCAGCACCGTTTTGTCCTTCGACCGGGCGCAGTCGACGCCGATCGCGCACATCGGCACCCCCGAAGGCGGTTTACCGCCGGCATCCAGCCATCTATTCTGCGCCGCATGGATCCACGCCGTCGGAATGACCTGATCCGCGTCGTCTTTGCGCGCGGCCATGAAATTGCCGTCCCGAAACGCGCTTCTGAGCGGCTCGGGCATGGCGTCCAGCTGCGCGCGGTAATTCGTGTTTGCCAGGAACGGATTATCGGAGAGATGACTGGGTATGAACGTGCGCGAGAGCGGTATCAGGTATTCGGGCTCGCCTGTGTCCGGATTGATTTTGCCGGAGGGCACCTTCGCGTCAGGGCCGTCGACCCACTGATCAAATGAATCGCCGTTTTCGTTGACACTCGTCACGCACCAGCGAATTTCGCCGTACTCGGCCGGGTCCGGATAGCGCGGATCCAGCCACGGCGCAAACATCTCGATGATCCACAGGCCAACACTCGAAATCGGCGGGTTCGTGGCCATCACGACACGGCATCGCTGCTCGGGATTCACCGAACGGTTCCAGCCCATCAGATACCGCACCTGCCGTTCCTTGTTCTGAACCGCCTCGTCGAAACCCACCAGATCGTGCGGCTGGCCCTGCCAGTGCTCCTCGGCACCGTCCTCGGCCAGACCACCAAAATCAATAATCTTGTCGTTGACGGTTTTCAGCCGCGGCGGCACCTGCCCCGAAAACCCCTTGTCCGTGCCGTTCAGCTGCTTCGCGCGGTCGGTGATCGCGCGCATATCGGTGTAGTGCTTGCGAATGATCAGGCTGCGCTCGTGATACTCAAAAGCCAGCCCCAACAACAAATCCGTCTTGCCGCCGCCGGCCTCACCGCCGTACAGCAAAATATCCGCCTCGGAATGCGTCGCCTCCCACTGAGGCCCAGGACTGGGCACCCAGATCCGCCCCGAACTCCGCTCATCAATAATCGCATCGAGCTCGGCGCGCTGCTCCTCCGGCAACGAGCGATATTTACCCAGTAACTCCTCAATCGCCGCCGACACGACTCTCGTCCCACATCGCGTACCGATACCAGTAATTCATCGTCTCAATCGGCTGCGCGTTCAATTCCGAAACCACCAGATCGCCGATTGCCCGCGACACGATCAGCAACCGCCGGCACCGCTCCATATCGCCCACCGGAAGCGGCAACATGAACCGCGGATTGTCGATCTGAATAACATCCCGGCCAGCGCGCGCCGGATCAACAAAAAGGAGCCCGAACCCATCGGGAACGGGCACATTCCTGAGTTCCTCGAGAAAATCGACAACCGTGCCAGTCATTCCGCGTCCGGCGCTGGCTCCGGCTTCGACTCGGCCGCAATACGCTCCTGCGCCTCGCGCTTCGTCTCCGTGATCTTCGTGTTCTGACGCACATTCCCGAACGTGAAATCGTCCTTGGCCTGCGCCTTGCGCCGATAATTCGCGCTCATGTTCTTCTTGATCTCGGCCTTGCGCGCCTCCTCCGATACCGGCTCCTCGGCCGCTACCTCACCCGGCTCGCTCACGGGCTGCTCGTCGACGCTCTCGCTCACGTTTGTTTCGTCGGACATCCTCTTTCCCCTCCTCGATCACACGATCGAAATTTCGCCAAAATCGCGCCACAGCCGGCCCATCCGGTCGCTGACGCACATACCCATCGGGCCTGCGTAGTCTACGCCGACCCTTCCGATTGTTCACGCGCTTACTCATTTTCAGCCTCCTGTCGGGCAAAAGGCCACCGCCGCCACTCCTGGGCGCGGGGGCAAACCGGAAATTTTCCGGTAGTTGCATGTGAAATAAAAAATGCGGGCGGTTTCAGAAAAAAATATGCGTGAGGGTGCTCCACCCCCACTATTAATCTGCGGAGCGGGCTCCCCCCCGTGGTAATCGGGACCCCTATCACAATTCGTCAGGCGTGGCCGGGTCATCAGGCGGGCTTGCCGGAGTGTGATCGCCCTCACGAGGGCCAGCGCCGGCGGGCTGGTCTGGCGAGGCTGGCTCGGCCGTGCCTTCGAGCAGCGCACCCGCCCGGCTATCGTCGAGCATGAACGAGGCCAGCCGACGCATGCGCTCCCGGTCATCGAGGGTGACGGCCTGCGTCACCGTGCCGCTGTGCTCGTGCTGCACCCGGTCGCCGTAGACACGGGGCGCCAGCTTGGCCAACAGGAACTTGCGCGTGTCCACCTGCAGGCGGGCCCGGCCGACGCTGGCGTGGTTGGCCGTGCCATCGGGCAGCACGTCGAGCGTGTCATCATCGGCGATCGCCAGCATGTCGTCGCTCATGGCTTCCATCCCGATAGCCCGCGCGCGCATGTACTGGTCGTCGAAGGCGGGATTCCGCATGCGCCACCGGTGCACCGTTTGCCGTGTCGGCAGTCCGCGCGTCCGGCAGATGGCTGTGAGCGTCTCGCCGTCCGCCAGCCGTGCGCAGATGTAGTCGGCGATCGCCGGGCTGTATTCTGATGGCCTTCCTGTACCCGGTACAGCTGAGGGGGTAGCAGTCTGCAGGGCTTGATGTGTCTGGCTCTCCGCGGGGTCGCTCATTGTCTGGATCTCCGGCCGTCGACGCTTCGGATTCTACCTATGCAATTGGGTATTGACACCCGCGGGCCAATGGCCCATACTCTAGGGTGCAGCATGGCATATGGCCAGCTGCCGGGGCCGCAGACCCCGACAACCCGACCCGAGGAGGTAACGAAATGACGAACCGCACCCCATGGACACCGGCCGAGAATGTCGCGCTGTGTCGTCTGTACTTCACCATGCTGGACGCAGCCCTCGACGGCCGCGACTACAACAAGGCGGCGTTGATCCGCAGCGCACAGGGCGCCGGCGACCAGTGGCAGAACGACAGCCACGACGCCGACGGTAACGCCGTGCTCCGCAACCGCAGCCGCGGCAGCATAGAGGCCAAGCTGATGAACGCCAGCGCAGCGCACCGTGACCTAGTGCCGGGAGCCGAGACAATGGACGGCCACGGCTACCGGGCGCTGGCCAACTACCAAGCCGCGCTCAAGGAAGCGATGGCGGATGCACTCGCAGCCCGCGGCCACCGCTCGCAGGAATTGACAGCGCACTACGTTAAGCAGCGTGTCGTAGGGCAGCGCCCATGATCGCCCGAGCCTACCGGCTGGACGTCACCCGACTGGCCGCGGACTATTCCGCGGCCGTTCGGGCGGCGCTCACCGACAACCAGCTGGCCAAGGTGCAGCGCGGCGACGCCGTCGCTGACGACTACACCGACGCCGGCGAGATCCTCAACGAGTGCATCGCCGCGGCCGTGCCCGGCTGCACTATCGCCGACTACCAGCAGGAGGCCATCGAGGCGCAGCAGCGCGCGGTGGAGGCTGGCTATCGGCTGTCCCGCATTCTCGTCGCCTGCGAATTCTCAGGAACCGTGCGCGACGCTTTCGCAGCCTGCGGCCATGCCGCCGAGTCCTGCGACATACTCCCGAGCGAATCGCCGGGAGGCATTCACCACCAGCGCGACGTCCGAGAGATCCTCGGCGACGGCTACCACCTGATGATCGCCCACCCGCCGTGCACGTATCTGGCCAGCAGCCAGCTGTGGCGGTGCAAACCACAACACGACGTCCGCGCCAAGACTGGGCACCCCGACGGCTGGCGCGAGGCGCAGCGTCAGGAAGCGTTACAGTTCGTGCGGGATCTCGCCGCGGCGCCGATCGAGCGCGCCTGCATCGAGAATCCCAAGGGCTGCATCGGCACCGAGGGCGCCGCGCCGGGCTTCACCCCGACAATGGTGCAGCCCTACGAATTCGGCCACGACGTCAGCAAGCAGACCTACCTATGGTTGCGCGAGCTCCCCGAGCTCAAACGCGACCCGGCCGACTATGTCGAGCCCCGCGTGATCGAGTACAAGGGCAAGCCGGCGAAACGGTGGGCCAACCAGTCGCCATGCGGCGCCGATCGCACCGGGCCGAGCGCCGACCGCGGCCACAAGCGCAGCCGGTTTTTCGCCGGCATCGCCCGCGCCATGGCCGAGCAATGGGGCGGGCTGGCCACACGGGCCCGCGCCACCGTGACGCCGATCACGGCGCAGATGGAGCTCGGACTGTGACCCCGCGCGACATGATCGAGGCCGGCGCGCTGGTTTTCGCGTCGCACTCCGGCGGCAAGGATTCGCAGGCGATGCTCGCCGAGCTCCGGACCCAGGTTCCCGCCGAACAGCTGGTGATCGTACACGCCAATCTTGGCGAGGTAGAGTGGCCCGGAGTCATAGACCACATCCGCGCCAACATTGACGGCGACCAGCTGCACATAGTCCGCGCCGGGAAAACCCTGCTCGAAATGGTCGAGCGCCGCCACGAGTCACGGCCGGACGTCCCGCCGTGGCCGAGCGCGAAGCACCGCCAGTGCACGAGCGACCTCAAGCGCGGGCCGATCTACAAGTTTATCCGCCAGACCATGAAGGCGCGCGGCGCGACGCTGGCTATCAACGCCATGGGCCTACGCGCCGAAGAATCGAGCGCCCGCGCCAAAAAGCAGCCGTGGACCCACAATGCGGCCCTGAGCAAGGCCGGCCGCACGGTTTACGACTGGCTCCCTATTCACGACTGGCCGACGGCGCGCGTTTTCGAGCGGATCGCCGAGGCTGGCCAGCAACCATTCCACGCATACGAGAGCGGAAACGAGCGCCTTTCCTGCATGTTCTGCATTCTCGGATGCACCGGCGACCTCCGCAACGCCGCCAGACACGCGCCGGAGCTCGCCCGCAAATACATCGAGCTCGAACGCCGCACCGGCTATTCGATGTTCCCTAATGCCACGCTCGCCGATCGTCTCGGCTGGAACCAGCCCGAGCCGGCCGCCGAGCCCGACCAATTGGAGCTCGCCCTATGAGCACAGCCCAGTTTGATCTATTCCGCGAGGCAGAGCCCGCGACCCAGGATGGCAGCCTGCAGCTGCCCGACGCGCCGCTGATTGTATGCTACGGCGGCGGCGTCGACTCGACGGCCATGCTTATACGCATGGTGCGCGAGGGCATACGGCCGGACGTGATCACGACGGCCGACACCGGCGGCGAAAAGCCGGAAACCTACGCCTACATCGAGCGGTTTTCGCGCTGGCTGGTTTCGCAGGGATTCCCCGCGGTGCAGCTGGTGAAGTACCAGACCAGCCGCGCGCCTTATAGCGACCTTGAAGGCAACAACACGGCAAACGAGACGTTGCCATCGCTGGCGTTCGGGATGAAAAGCTGCAGCATTAAGTGGAAGGCGCAGCCGCAGGATTACTACATCAAGGGCTGTAAGGGCGGCCCCAACCAGTGCGACCCGCACCCGGTATGGCTGGAAGCGCAGCGCCGCGGCGTGAAGCCTTGCAAGTTAATCGGCTATGACGCCGGCCCGGCGGATCTCCGGCGCGCTGGCCGCCTGAAAACGTCAGACGCCAGCTTTCAGTATGCCTACCCGTTGCAGCAATGGGGTATGGATCGCGGCGACTGCATCGCCCTAATACTCGACGAGGGTTTGCCCGTGCCGATTAAAAGCGCCTGCTGGTTCTGCCCGGCTTCGCAAAAGTGGGAACTCTACTGGCTGGCCGGCAAACACCCGCGCCTATTCGAGCGCGCCCTACAGATGGAGCACCGCGCCATGGTGGGCCGGCATAGCCGCTGGCCATGGCGGGATTGCGACTACGGCCCGGACTGGGAGCGCCTCATTCACGAGCCGGCCGACCAATGGCCGCAGGTAGATATTACCGTCGGCCTCGGACGCTCGTTCGCTTGGAATCACTGGGCCCGGCAAAACGGCGTAACCGACAGCGCCGGCCGCGTGATCCTGGACCCGCAGGAATGCCTACGGCGGGCCAATGAATTGAAAGCGCAAGGCGGCAATGCGGCCGACTTGCGGACATGCTAGACCCGAGGAGGTAGGACAATGGCAACCAGCAAAGCAACACCCGACCGGCTAACCGTCACGGTTTACGAGGCCGGATCCGCTCAACTATTCAGCCAGACGTCGGCGATGTACTACGGCGAAGCCGGAACGCTGGCATGGGCGCTGGCTGGCCGCGCGTATCTGGCCGGCTATGAGCAGCCCGAAGTGTATCTAACCCGCAGCGACGGCCGGCGCATCGAGGTGACGCGCCCGAGCCGTGACGTCTGCGAAAGCGCCTATTACCGCGGCGCCCGATTTTGGGCCCAAGGCAATCAGCGTTATCAGCCCGAGGAGGTAACACAATGAGAACAGCACCGCTGCACAGCTACGAATTAGATCGCGAGACTTACGAGGAGCAACGCGAGGGCGGCCGGTGGAATCCGGCTAGGGTTATCGTCTGGCGCGGCCAGCGTTACACGATAGAAGCCGGCATGGCCGACAACGTCGACGTATTCACCGAGGGCGGCGCGCTGTATGTGCTGGCCCGGAATCGCGGCATGTCTTACGCCGGGCTGGAAGTATTCCGCGACGGCGAGCGCATCGCGGATATTTTCGTCGACGAGAGCGAGCGCGGCGACTACCTGAACGAATTGACCCCGATATATGCCGCTAAACGGCTGGCCAACTGGGCCGACGCCGAGGGCGGGGAGGCTTTCGGCTATGACTACTAAAGCATTTACGGCCGATTGCGGCCACGAGATCCCCGCGTTACCCGCCGGCCACTCCGGCGGGACTGGCTATGGCCGAGACGCCGAGGGCCGGACGTTTTGCTATGAGTGCTGTGCGGCCCTGGATCGCCGCGACATGGCCGAGACTGGCCGCGCGGTGCTCTATCTCACAACCGAGGGCCACGCGAGCGGGCCCTATGTGCTCACCAATTGGCCGGGCACGTTACGGATACCCGTGCAGGCCGCGAGCTCCGGCCGGCATAACATCGCCGGCACCCGTACCGATGTCTGGTTTAGCTTCGGCGGCCGGCGCTGGCACGGCGTCCAATACGGCGAATTTTCACAGCTGGCGCATTGCAGGCGCCTGAAAGCAACACCCGAGGAGGTAAGACAATGAACCGACCAACCCTGAAACAGCGCCGCCTTGCGGCGTTCAAGGCGCTAGGCGCCGAAAACCCGCGAGCAGCTGGCCGCGCGTTCGACAAGATCGAGCGCCGGCACCACCGGAAGGCGCTCGCCTACTGTAACGAGCCGCAGACGGACGGCTGGCTTGAGCTCTGGAACACACAAAAGCGCATGGATCTCGCCGCGCTTCGCGAACTATTGCCGGCGGTCCAGGATGGCGCTTTTTTTGTGAATCAGGACCCGCGCGGTTTTGCTATCAAGCTGGACAACGAAACCGAGGCAGGCCGCGCCGCGATCGAGCTCGCCGGCTGCGTTACTGACTGGGGCGGCTACGGCCTGCTGCAGTCGGAGGCGTACCAGTGAGGGCGCACAGGCTGCCGGCGCCAGAGCCCGGCAAACCGTGGACCCGCTCGCCCGTGTATCGAGCGCAATGCGTCACCGCTCGCGTTTTCTGCCGGCTGTTCGGAGCAGTCGGCAACGTGAGCAAGGGCCCGGATCCGCGCTATTTTCTGCGCGTCCGGTCCAAGTACCGCGGCGAGCAATGCCTGCGCATGCGTAAGCAGGCGGCCGACGTGATCCGACTGGCCCGGCGCCACGGCTCGCTATTCGAGGCCGTGCAGGCTGCAGGAATCGAGCACGACAACCACGAGACGGACCTGTATCTGCCGGCCACGCCGGAGGCGCTGGCCCTGCTGGCATGCTTTCCGCTGAACGACAAAAACGCGGAGCGGTTCACCAGTGCCATAGATGCGTCGCCCTGGATAGATGTGCCGTTCGCCTATTTGCCGGGATGGGAGGCCAAGCCATGAGGCTACGAGACTGGATCCGCGAGAATCGCGAGGACATAGACGCGGCCATACTGTCGACGCCGGGGATGGAAGGCTACAAGCTGAACGATGACGAGCGCGCCGACTGGATCCGCAACGACGAGGGCCTATATAACTGGGCCCGCCGCGATCTTCGGCGCAACCCATAAGGCGCGCGCCGTGCAGATATATGACGAGGAGGTAAGACAATGAAAGACAGAATGCAAGCATGGGACTGGCCCAGTGTTCGCGATCGCTTCGCGACCCTTTCAGACGCGCTGGAAATGCCGCCGGATAGTTGCGGCGAGCTCGCCCAGGAACTACAGGATATTGCCGGCTGGATTGCCCTGCAGGGCGCCAGCAAGGCGGGGGTGTTTTGGGCTTGCCCGACTTGTGGCTGTACCGAAATCGAGGGGCAGGCATGGGTACACCTGAACGAGGACCGGCTATCGAATAGCGAACCGCCGTCCGATTATTATTGGTGTCCGCAATGCGACATTAACGGCGATGACGGACATTTTGAGAACGGTTGCCCCGAGGCCCAGGAATGGCGGCCGATAACCGAGGAGGCTACACAATGAGCACAGAAACAATCGGGTATGCGAACGTCGATTGTTACGATGATGTCTGGCGTTGGTGCATTGTGGCCAACTATGACGGCCAATGCGGCGACGTTCTGTGCGTTCTGCACGACGAGCAAGGCGGGCCGATGCACGAGCTCGCCGAGCGAATCATCACGAGCGGGGTGCTGCGATGATGAAGCCAGACGTGCGAATGCACACCCAGGACCCCGTGTATTTCCGCCAGCTGGTCGAGTCGTCGGGGATGTCTCCGGCCGAGCTAGGCAGGCTGATCGGCCACGACGAACGCACTATCCGGCGCTGGATGTCTGGCGAGCGTAAATTTAGTTACGCCGTGCAATTTATCGTCGAGTCCGTCGTGCTGAGTCCGGAATAATCAGGGAGTGCGTCACGCGGTCATTGTTGGGCCGCAGGAATTCGGTGCCCTTATGCGTCGGCAAGTCATCGCCCTCGCGTATGGGCACCGATCGCTCTGCGCGCACGACACCGAGGCGCGGCCGAGGGCCGAACGGCGTCGCTTGCTGCACGATGACAAGGCAGTCGCCCGGCGATAGCTGGATGTCGCTATTGAGCACCGGCGTCCGGATTATCACCTGATCCCCCGGCACCCGCCGAATGTCGACCTCGAAATCCTCAAGAAACCGCACGAGCTCCTCGACGTTTTCGACGCGCCACTGGATCCAGGGCACGTCGGGCATGTCGGTCGGGACCGGCAGCTTGTTCAGGTAACGCTGGTTTACTTTGACTCGATCCATTTACCGCTCGCATGCAGGCGCTCGGGAACCGAGGCAGGGCCCGCTATTCGTTCGATCTCCCCGCAGACCAGCCGGACCTTTGGCCATGGCGCATTTTTGCGCACGATGATAGGCCGGAGGACTGTCAGGTAATCGCTGCATCTCTCAACTCTCTCCAATGTCGCCGGATCTTGTGTTGCACTTGGCGAGGCAGATTGTATTCGGGCCATGGGTCCTCCGCAAATATGGCCAGCAGGACGTTCTGGACCGGCACGAGGACGTTGACCTCGTCGCCGAAGGTTTCCTCGAACTCCTTGCGCCCCCAAGGCAGGGGAGGGCCGAGCTCGCCGGACATGCGCTGCCGTGTCTGGTCGGGCTCGGTCTGGCCGAAGTGGTGCCATGCACATAGGCCGATCGTCCATTGATGCTGCTCCTCGTCGCCGACGCGCCGCCCATGCTCGGTGACGTGCTCGATCGTAGTGTGCACGTCCTTGTAGCCCATCAGGAGACAAGGCAGGCAGCCGCAAAACTTGGCGATCGTGTCCATGCGGTCCGCGTCCTGGGTCCGAATCGGCTTTGTTTTGCCTACCATCAGGCCGTCTCGGTGGGGGTGGGAGAATTGTTTTTCCTTTTTCCCACCGGCCGGAACGCCGCATTGATCATGTTCTGGCGCTGGCGAGTCGACAGGCCGCCGGCGCACACTGGAACCTTGCCTTCGAGCACGGTTTTCACAGCGTATTCGCTAATCCCCAGATAGTCCGCGATCTTTTTACGGCCGAGGCCGAGCTCGCTGAATTCACGGATCCGCTGCATGTCGTCATCGCATATTGTCTGGCTCACGATATATCTACCTCTCTGAATACCCATCGGTTTTTGACTTTGCGCCAGCCCCAGACGAGGATCGTCCAGCCGGCGGCTCGCATGTCAGGCAGAGCAGGGTTGTCGGCAATCTTTTTCACCCGCTTGGAGACGTCGCCATAACTGCAGGCCTGAACAGCCACCGTGCCTTGCTTGCCGACAGCGATGACGTCGATGCAGCCGAAAAGATCCTGCCGGACCTTGATCGCGTGATTCCATTTCTCGACGACCGCGGCCGTCATCTCACGTTTGCGTAGTTCCCGCAGCGTCAGTTGTGTCGGCGACATCTTCGCCATCTTTTGCTCTCCTCGCGTCCTCGCGTTTCACCCATGCAGCGATGACCTGCCGGGCCGATTGATACTCCGGCCAGCTTCGGATCTCGTCGCCCAGGGAGCCCTCCTCGTCGAACAAGGTGTCGCGAAAAAACGGATTCCAGTCGTTGCCGTAGCGCATTTTTGCTACCACGAGCAGGATCGCCATGCGATCGACCAGAAACCTAATGCGCGCCTTGTCTCTTTTTGCTTTTTGCATACTTGATGTTCCGGTGAATGATCCAATTCAGCACCCGCTCGCTAGGCGGCACGAGCGCGTGATTTTCCCAGTCTCGAGGCGGCCGAACGCCGGCCTTTTCCTCGAACGAGAACACCGCCCACATCGGCTTGCGGCCCTTCTCTTTGGCATAGTGGCGCAGCATGCCGAACAGGACTTGATGACTGGGCCAGCCGTCGGGCAGCTTTTTTGCCTCAAGATTGCGGCCTATGGGAACGAGATCGGAGTCAATGACGTCGACCTCGCGCTTGCTGAAAGGAACCTGCCAGCCGCATTTCGGGCAGCGCCGGCTGGCTTTGAAAACGTGCCCGCAATCCTCGCAGGTATGCGCGCGGCTCTCTTTTTCCTCGCCGGATCTCTCGTCGCGTGACCAGTTATGCGCAGCTGGCTGGCCCTCGTCGAGACGCCATCGGTACAGATCGTCCGCGAACCCGAGATCGCGCGTGTTGGCCGTATGGTCGAGCACCATGCAGGTTTTGAATCGAGGATCGTTGCGGTCTGCAATGCGATTGCCGTCGCCGTCGACGGCCGGCCGCATACCCCGGCCTATCATCTGCAGATGCAGGACAATCGACTTTGTCGGCCGGCAAATTTGAATGCAGTCAACGCTCGGCGCATCGAACCCATAGCTGGCGATCGAGACATTTACGAGGACCTGGATCCTTTGTGCCTTGAAGGCGGCCACGACGTCGTCTCTGGCGGTCTGCTCCATGCCGGTATGCAAGGCTGCCGCTCGTATTCCAACCTGCCGGAACCGGTCGGCAAGTGCCTCACAATGGGCGATGTCGACTGCGAACACGATCGTATGGCGCTCGTGCGCCAGTCGGAGCCAGTTGTCAACGGCGTCACCGACCAATTCGACGCAGGCTTTCGAGAGTTTCTTGGTTTCATAGTCTCCCCGGCGGATCTTGATGCCGCGCAAGTCTGGCGTCGATCCGCCCCAGTATTCGCACGGCGCAAGGTAGCCCTGAGCGATCAGCTGACGGACGCTCGTGACGTGTTTGATCTCGGTGAAAAAATACCCAAGGCCCCGGCCGGTCAGGCGGGCTGGTGTCGCCGTGTAACCGTCGATGCGGGCCTTGGGCGAATAGTATTTCAGGATCTCGAGGATCTTCGGTGCGACTGACAGATGGCACTCGTCGACGATAACGCGATCGACCCGCGGAAACCAGAAATCTGACTTGCGGGAGCGAGCAATCAGCGTCGGCCAGCTGACAACATGCACCGGATTGACCGGATTCCAATGCTCATCGACACGCTTCGCCCGCAGGACGCTGACATTTTGCGCGCCGCACAGCTGGCGAGCGAGGCCGAGCGTCTGTTCCAGGATCTCGTTGCGCGGCGTCAGAATTGCCGTGTCATCGCCGCGATCGAGCTCGCGCTTGGCAATCTGGCACTGGATCACCGTTTTGCCGGAGCCAGTCGGGCTGCAATGGATGACCTTGTCATCCTTGCCGTGGCCCATGGCATAGTTGATGTCGTCGGCCTGATACCGGCGGGACTCGAGTTTCATCGAACACCATCGCGCACGGCTTGCAGGAACACGATTAGCTCGTCAAGTTCACCGACATTCAGGCAGGTTTCTACTGGCCGCTCGTAGTCGCACGACGACAGCGAGATGACGCAAGTGTGGTCCTCGTCGTATATCGAAGGCAGCGACACCCGCAGCGAATCCTCGCCATTACGCCAATCCATCGAGCCCATTTTCAGGGTCCGCATCATTCCGGCCTGTAGACTGCTACCGCCTCAATGCAGCTGCGCACGAGCTCCATCTCCCAACCGTCGACCGTGACGTAAATGATCGGCTTTACCTCGTTGGCCCACTGGTTATAAAAAATCTCGCACTGTTTTTCGTCTTTGATCTTGAAGTGACCAGCCGACGTCATTGTTATGTGAATGATCATGCTCCCTCCTATTTTGCGAGCGGGCTGTTGATGCGGCAGCCGATACGGTCGCCGCCGGCGCACTGGCCGGGCGGGCAGTTACACCATGTAACGTGCCGTGACAGCGTGTTACGGAGGCGCTCCTGGGCCTCCACCGGCGTCTCCTGCATGTCGCCGTAAATGTCGATTAGCTCGGCAAGCAGATCTCCCGGCGCATGTCCAGAATCGGCAAGGGGCGCGGATTCGTTCCTTACGGTTTCTATGATGTTCTTAGTCTGCGGGGTATCATCCGGCGGGGGCTTCCTTTCTACGCGACCCTCGCGCAGCTGCTCCTCGCGGAGCTCCTCGACCGACTTCCCGGTCAACTTCGACGCCAGATCGAGCAGCTTGTCCTCGTCGACCTCGGCCGGCGGATGAATTACCGGCTGCTCTTTGACGACCTTGTCGGCCTGCTCCATCTGCTCGTAGGACATGACACCGATGCGGCCGTCGGCATGCTTTACGATCCAGCCGAACTCAGGGATCTCCGTCTCGGTGTCGTTGACGTTGAGCCACTCTTTGTTGTCGACGGTCATCAGCCACTTGCTGTTCATCCACGCCGGCCACGTCTTTTCCTGATACCGCGTAGCCGGCGTCAGCTGAAAGGCCTCGATCACCGTGCCGTCTGGCATTTTGTAGCGGAAATCAGCCGGCATCGTCGCCACCCTTGCGCGCCTGCACAACCAAGCCGGCGAGCCACGTCGACACGTATTCCGCATCCGCGACGTCGTCTTTGGTCAGCGTCATCTTGTTGGCTGCGTCGGGCCCGGAGTACGGAAACGCCTTGATCAGCTTGTGCGCCTCGCGGAGCTCGGCCAGATCGACCTCCTCCTGGGAGACGTCACCGCTGTCGATGTAGTCCTCGGAGTCGGGGTCCTTGGGCTCGGCCTTTTTCTTTTTCTTTTTCGGCTTGTCGTCGTCGGTCATCATCTGTTGATGAATGTTCCGCACCGTGCGATCGGTGACGCCGCATATATCGGCGATCTCCTCCTGCGTCATCTTTGAGATCTCCGGATCCTTGAGGGCCATCTGCACCGCATGCCGCTTGTCGGCATTCGTTCGCCGTAAGCCGTGCGCCTGATTGGCTCCGAGCGCCTCTACCAGCGCGTCGTGCATGTTCCCCTCTTTGACCTCGCAAACAACCTCTGGCCAGCCCAGATTGACCATTGCATAGAGCCGGTGAAAGCCGTCGACCAAGACGTTGCGCTCGGTGTTTTTCTCGCGGTAGACCAGCAACGGCGGAAACTCGGAGCCATTCTCGAGCGCCTCCTGATAATCGTCGATTACTGACCGATCCAGCCGCACCCGAACCTGCGTCGCTGCAGTCGCCTCGATGTTGTCGATCTCAATTGTCTCGTAGACCGGCTCCATCAGTCGTCCTCCTGCAGCATGTCCATCTGGTTGTTGTAGAGCTTTTCGAGCGCCGCTTCCTTCTCGTTGGCCAGCTGCGTTATCAGCTGGTTGCGCAGCGTCTTGGTATGGTCCGGCTGGCTCGCCAGCTGCATGAGCAGGGCCGGGTCGACGCCCGTGTCGTGCTCCTCGCACACGCCCTTGCCGGCGACGCGCATTGCGAGCTCGAGAACCTCGAGTTTTTTCTCGGCGTCAGCGCGCAGCCGTTGCCGGAGGGTCATTGCTTTTTTCTTGGCCATTACGGTTCCTTGTTTAGTGCTGATTGTGGTGCGAAAAAGGCGGGATTACGGACATGCTTGTAGTCCCGCCAAAACCTATCCAGATTTCCACCGGGCATACCTCCGGGCCTTTGGCCATGCAGGACGCATGGTTACTCGGCTCGCCTTTGGTCGATGCAGTCGCCGTTGGCCACTCGGATCATCGGTCAGCCCGTGGGACCTCCCCGAGATTTTTACCTGCCCTGAGTTTCGGTCGGTTGTGGACCCCACACCGGGGAATTGGCGGGGGTTGATACGAGATGCAACGGGATGCGACAATCGCATCGCGCCGGTAATCGTGGACCCCGATTCCCGAAGGCCCCGATAGTTCATCGCTGTCGGGGCCTTAAAATTTCTGCCGATCGAAAGTATCACTCCTCGTATTCTCCGAGCAACATCTTTTTCTCGTGGCACCACTGGCATTGCCAGACGTCTATGTCACCCTCGCCGTCGTACCCTGGAACCATGGCGCAGCATGTTCCCTCGCCATCGCAGTCGGGGTCTGGGCACTTGGCGGCGCGCAACAACGTCGCCAGCTTGTGAACGTGATCACTGTTGACCTGAACGACGTGCTCGAAAAACAGCTTGGCGCACTCCTCGTGCTCGCCCTCGAACGTCATAGGCGGGCCGAAGTGTAGCCGGCCGACCTCGGCGCCGTCGTTGTGGAAGGTAATGTGCTGCGGCGGATTGCCGCGCAGGATCTCGAACTCGCCGTCGTGTTTCTCGATCATTTTGCCTCCTCGACCGTCTGGCCGTTTTCCCGCAAGATCGCGGCGGCACGGCTGGTTGATTTCAGCCAGTCCCGATCGAATGCTTCGTCGATTGACGCCGCCGTGTCTATCAAATCGCTGCCAGAGATGGGCTCGCCATCGAGCAGGTATTTCTTTTTGTCGAGCTCGTGCATCAGCGATTCTCCGCTATTGGGCCGCAGTCGCACTGGGCCTTTTCTCTGGCGCCGCAGACGTGACACCACGGCGTCGGGTCCTCGTAAAATTGCGCTTGCGCCCTCGCTGCCTCGCGAGTTTTCAGTGCATCGCGCGACGGATACGTGTGCTCATTGATGCAGGTATCGTTGCCGTCTGGCCGGCGCTCGCGCGCATACCCTCGAGCCCCGCATGTCGGACACCAGCCGTACACGGCCTCGGCCTCGTCGAGCTCAAACGCCCGCCGCAGCTTTGCGTAAGCGTCCTGCAGATCCCACCCGCCGGCGGCGCTGCATCGTAGAACCTCTTTGGCGCGCTTGGCGACCACGCGGAGCTCGCGCGTACTCATCTTGTCGGGGTTTTTCATACCGGCATGCCTCGTTTTTTCGATTCATCGCGGATGAACTTCCGGATGTACTTGGAGACGCTCATGCCGGCGCGGTGCGCCAGCAACCTCAAATTGCGGTGCTCGGCCTCGGTAATCCGGACCTGCACAAACTTGTTTTTCGTGTCCATGGGCCTATAATGTACTGACAAATGTATTGCAGAGCAACCGGAAATTTTCCGGTTTTTAACCGAGGAGGAAAAATGAACCACAAAATGCCGTGCCATATTACGGACGGCCCCACAGATCCCGAGGACGCCGAGGACCGCTGGCGCGATCTCGAGCGGATCTCCGACTACGACTACGACAAGGCCGCCAATGCGGTCTGCACAATCTGCGGCGTCGAATGGGTCGACGTCCTGCATGGCGAGGACACCTGTGCTGGTTGTCTGAGCCGGGCCTAACCCGAGGAGGAAACTATGACTGACTATGATCTCAACACCGTAATACCCGCAGTTCTGCAACGGCTCGACAACATCGACGGCATGCTGGTCGATCACCAGCGCATGTTCGACAAGATCCAGATTATTGAGTCGGCCAAGCCTGATTGCACTGAGCTCTACAGTGCGCTGGCCGCGGCCCAGGGAGAGATCCAGAACGCCGAGGCCAATACCGAAAACGAATTCATCGGCAAGAAGTATGCGAACCTAGCCGCCGTGCTCGATGCTATTCGCGAGCCGTTCTCAAAAAACGGCTTGTGCCTCATTCAGCTGCCGCAGCCTACCGATACACCGGCAACGCTTGGCCTGCGCACGATCCTCGCGCACGAGTCCGGCCAGTCGATCGAGGACTATTACGAGATGTCGCCGCCGAAGCTGGACCCGCAAGGTATCGGCAGCTGCATGACCTACATGCGTCGCTACGCAGCGATGGCGATGGCTGGCATTGCCGGCGCGCTGGACGACGACGCCGAGCGCACTAAGGCAGAAGCGCCCAAGATCACGCCGGCCGAGGCCGACGCGATTCTCAATCTCGCCGACGAGCTCTTTGGCTCCGACGCAGACAACCTGCTCGATCGTATGTGCGCCAAGATCTTCGACTGCGATTCTGTGCCGCAGATCCCAGAGGGTCAGGCCGAAGTCGCTATGCGCCGCCTGAAAAACCAGCGCGCGCGCATGGACAAGGAAGCCGCCAAGCCGGAAACCAAAGCGCCGAGCGCGAAACCCAAAGGTGACAAGTCGTGACCCGGCGCATCGCCGACAAAATGATCACGTTTGTCGTTGCGGAGCGGGACATTGACAGCCCGTTCCGCGCGACCGGCGCGATCATTTTCGAGCAGATGACCAACGAATCGCCGCTCACAGTATTGGACCGGGCTCGGAAACTGGGCAACCGCTACGGCCGGCTATGGATCGCGCAGATTCCCGAGGAGATGCTCGTGCCAATCGACGAGTTTCAGGAGCGAATCGAGAAAATGGGCGACGAGGCAGAGTGATGGACTGCCGCATCGTTACTGTTGAACAGGGCAGCGATGAATGGCTCGATCTGCGCAGGAACCGCATAACCTGTTCGCGTCTGGCCGACGTGATGGCCAAGCCCGAAACCAAGCGATACCAGAAGTATCAGCGCGAAAAGATCAAAGAACTGCTCGGCTACCGACACGTTGAGGAGTCGCCGGAGTGGGCGCGCCATGGCAGAGAGCACGAGCCTCGAGCCCTGGGCGCCTACGAATGGCGCTATGAGATCGACGTGGAGCATGATGTCTTTTTGATCTCGGACCGCTACGACTGGCTTGGCGGATCACCTGATCTACTCCACCTGCCGAACTATGACGAGGGTGGAGAGATCAAGTGCCGGGCCCTCTACAAGAATTACCGGAAGTTTCGGAATCTCGCAGAGGAGCACAAGGGCACGACGCGAGCATGTCCTGCAGCCGACCGTCATCAGGTACAGGGCCACATGATGCTGACAGGATTCAGCCGGTGGGCCTATATCAATTACTACATCGGCTCAGATCTCGAGGGCGGTATCACGCAAAAACTGCACCGCGTCTGGATCCCGCGCGACGACACGCTTATTGCCCAAATGGAGGAGCGCGCCGTGCAGTTCATGGCCGAATGCTACGAGGAGGCGGGGCTGTGAATAAAGAACTGATCTCGCGGTTGCGGGAAGCAGTAGAAATCACTGACAAGGAATTTATCGCAGCGGTGGCCGACGCACTGGAAGCGGCACAGCAGCGGGAAGCGCGGCTGAACAGAGATAATGCCAACCTGTTCGATGAACTGAAAAAAGCGCAAGAGCGCATCGCAGAACTGGAACATAGCCTGAAGTTGGCTAACGAATCATGCGGCGAGTGGGCTGACGAAAACGAAAAGTTAGAAGCCAAAAACGAACGGCTGCGAGCTGCGCTGGACAGGGCTTGCGAGGCAATCGAAACGCAGCCGCAGGTAGGGCGAAGCATTGATTATGCAAACGGATTTCGACGAGGCGTTCAGTGCCAACGCATACGCGCGAAGTTTGCGCGAGATGAAGCACTCGCCGCTGCGGAGGTGGGCGATGAGTAAAAGTACATTCGATTTCGGTTCCGGGCCAGTGCCCGCTCATCAGCACCCCAATGGTGGCGGATGGGTTGCTGATACAGCGAGCGTTGCTGACACGGCTTATGTTGGCCCAAATGCGCGGGTCTACGACGATGCGCTGGTCTCCGGCAATGCGCGGGTCTACGACGATGCGTGGGTCTGCGACGATGCGCGGGTCTACGGCAATGCGCGGGTCTGCGAGGATGCGTGGGTCTACGAGGATGCGGAGGTCTACGGCAATGCGCGGGTCTACGGCAATGCGTGGGTCTGCGAGGATGCGGAGGTGTACGGCGATGCGCTGGTCTACGACGATGCGCTGGTCTCCGGCGATGCGCGGGTCTACGGCGATGCGCGGGTCTTCGGCAATGCGCGGGTCTGCGGCAAAGCGGAGCTCTCCGGTAATGCGCGGGTCTACGATGCCGACTAGCTACCAAACATTGAAAGACATAACCCTGTATTTTTTCGGCATTGTCTCCGGCCTCGCGCTATCCTTGATCGCCGATCGGCTCAAAGAGCTCACCGATCCGGACATCGACGCGCTCTGGCGAGAGCACGACGCAATCCGCGTCTGCATTGAGCGATCCGATTGTCGCCTGTCGATGGATGACTGGATCAGATACTACGACCTGAAATGGTCATTAACAGAGGAGAAGGACATTGAGTGAAGATCAAGCGCCCTACGACGCGCAGCCCAAACCAGAAGCACCCACGCCACCGCCACCGCTGGCGCCGTGCCCGTGCGGCACCGTTCCGGAAAACCTGCTGATCGAGATGCCCGACCGGGCCAAGTACGGCCGAGCGATGGGCGATTGCTGCGGAGATTGGTCTATCGAATTCAAAAACGGGTACACTCAGGACCCCGAAAAGACTACAGCGCGAGCTCGAGAGGCGTGGAACGACGCGCCGCGCGCTGAACCGATCCCGGCGTCATCCGACGCATAGTACCTCCTCGGGTACAAGGGAAGCCGGACTACTCCCGTGCCGGTCTGCAACAAAGTAGGGAGAGGGCCGCCTGTCAGAGGGCGGCCTTTTTTATTCGTCCGAACGATAGTGGACGGAGTGCCGGCCCTCGAGGCGGGCGACGGCACGGGAGATCCCGCGCACTGGCTTGACTTCCTCCTCCAAGTGCTCGACTTTCGTCTCGACCTTGGTAATACGCTTTTCTGTGTGCCGCAAGCCAGCGACGATCGCCAGTATGATGATGACGGTCTGGCCGATGATTGCGACCCAGAGTTCAGAGCTCATATCAGTTTCCCATCAGGATCTCGAACGCCTGCTCGACCCTTCGCTCGGCGTCGTCGATCTCCTCTTTGTTGCGTTCTGCCAGCGCCTTGTTCGCTGCGATGTTGGTATCCATGCTGACGATCTTGGCGTCGGTGCCGAGATCCTGTGAGGCCAGCGCGTCGTCGACGGCAACGTCGATCCGCCATTCGGCATAGGCGCCAAGCACCAGCACGCCGAACGCCATGATGGCCAGGATGCCGCCGTTTTCCTTGATCCAGTTCATTCGCCCTCCTCCCCATCATCCTCGGCGAACAGCGCCTTGATCCGCGCCCGCTTCTCGTCGGTGACAAAATCCTCGTGAACGATGACTGGCTCCGGCCGGCGCTCCGCTCGCTCGAGAAGCCGTTGCTGCCGCTCAACCTGCTCCTGCAGCTGCGCCTGCTCCATGCGTAGCATTGCGAGCTCCTCGTCATTCTGTCTCTCGATCTGCGCGACCATTGCCGGCAGCGCGTTCGCCGCAGCCGCCGGCGGCGTGAAATCATGCGCGAGCTCGCACTCCTCCTCGCTGGCGAATTCCTTGAGGATCTCTTTGACGTTGCACAGCGCCATCGCAGCCAGATGATACTTGCCGGCGCTCAGGTAGAACTCTGCCATGCACACGTTGTTGAGAATCAGGCCTTGTCGGCCGAACACCGGCGTCGACCATTGCGTTGAGCCCAGACAGTCTGCGATGTCGACGTCACCGAGGACGTTACCCAGGGCCAGTGACTTCGACTCGTTGTGCATCGTGTTGCTACTTGGCGCATTGACATCGACCGGCACCGTCACGTCGCCGCCGCTGAACGTGCCGCCGTCGACGTTGATCGTGTCACCACCGACGTCGATCGTGTCGCCGCCGACGTTGATCGTGTCGCCGTCGTTGCAGGAATTGCCGCGGCAGTCGCCGCTGGCCTGCGCAACCTGAATGCCCCAGATGAACCATGCGATCGCCAGCGCCAGCGCCAGCAACCCCCACAGCCGAGCCTTTGTTACCGTTCTCATAACGCCACCAATATCCCGAGGGCGATCAGCCCCCTGTGAAACCAGTTATCGACAAAATGGTCCCGCCGCTCGCGGGCCAGCTGCTCCTCGCGCACCTGCCCGAACTGATGCGCCGCCTTGGCGCAGCCCACGAGCTCGTTGTAGGCCTCGCTCTGGGCCTCGAGCGCCGCGGCGTTGGCAGCCGCAACCTCGTAATTGCCCCCTGCTGTGACTGCGTAGGCCGTCAGCTGACGAAAGCCCTCGAGGCTGAACGTCACGGTGTCCTCGCTGGTTGACGCGGGAGACGGCATCTCAGGCAGCCTCAGAGGCTCCTGAATTTCCACCGAGGCCTCGTCGACCTCGCAGGTAGGGAGCTCAACCGGACTGCTGACGCACCCGCTCAGACTGCCAAGCAGAGAGCAGATCATCCATATCGGGATTCGATTCACTCAGGCCCTCCAACCGTTTCTCGGTTTCCGCCGCGGCGTCCTTCGCCGCCGCCTTTTGTTTCTCGGCCTTGCGCGCCAGCTGCTCGGCCTTTTTCTTGTGCTCGTTGGCGCCGGTTGCGAGGAGCTCGTCGCGCTGCCGCTCGGTGCGCCGCAGCTGGCGGGCGTCACGGCCCAGGATCGCCAGCGCGGCAGCCAGTAGCAGGCCGCCGAGCCAGAGGATCCAGCTTTTCACGCCAGTCGCTCTTTGCTGGCGTATCCGATCGCGAGCGCGACCAGCGTCGCCAGACCACCCTCGAACCCCGGCGGCACCCGGCCGTACACTTCCGGCGCAAAGATAGCCAGCGCGCCCATTGCGATGCTCGCGATGGCGCCGCCGAGCGCAGCCTTTTCCAGCTTGCGCGTCGGTTTACGATTGTTCTGGTTGATCAGTTCAGCCATGCCTGCCTCCATGCAAAAAAAGGGTCTGGCCGGAGAAACAGCAAAAATCCGGCCAGCAAGCCCCTGCCGCTGTTCTCCTTCGGGGCGCCCCTATGAGAATCGGTTGACGACCTCGTTGTTCTGCGACTCGATGCGAATGCTGGCGCCGGCCGCCTCGAGCACGATCGTCTGCTCGACCGTCTCGATCGAGCCGGCAGCTACCGCGTCAGCCTCGTATTCACCGTCGTTGCTGCCGGAGCCGACAACCTCGATGATCTCTGCGTCCTCGAATCCAGCCAGACCGCTACCCGAATCGCCGATCAAGTCCGGCGCGGTAAAGTCGATGGTTGTCGCAGGACCGACCAGCTTGTGCCGGCGATCTTCACGATTGGGCTCGCTGTTGAGCCCGTAAGTGTAGCGGTTCACGCGCCGATTGCGATTGCCGCTCGAATTGTCAAATCCCGGTTTCCGTACCGCCATGATTCACTCCTGTCAGTTCGCACTCATGTTGCCCGGAGCCCCAGGGATCCGGACGTCAATGGTTTTGCAGGACTCATTCGACTGCGCCGACTCCTGCCCGTTCTTTGCAAGGTGCGTCGCCACGTAGCAATGCACCCCGTTTGGCTGATTGGCGTCCACGTAGGACGTCACCGTAGGGGCCACCCGATCGAGCTCGGTGTAGGCCCGCGGATCGGCCATGCCGGCGCCGTCGAGCGGGAACGATTGCTTGTAGATGATCGTCGCCTCGAGCTCGTCGACCGTCAGCGCCGCGCCATCATCCCACTGTGTCGCGTTTGTCCACGACAGATTGACGTCGTCGGCCAGCACGATCGGAGCCGCGAAGCCCAACGCAATGAGCAGGCCGTAGACCCACGCCTTGAACTTGCGCCATTGCCGGCCGGTCCATGCCTTGAATCGAGCCCACCTCTCCGAGATCCAGTCCCTCATAACAGCCTCCGCACAGCAAGTAATCGGTCCCGAGGATACCGGGAAACCTTGACCGTGTCGCTCTGGTTGCCGCCCAGAACCTCGATCAGGCTGCCGAATACCCCGGCGTAAAAGCCCACATGTCCCGGCGCGTCAATGACCTCCGGGCCGTCGTCGGTGCCACGCTTGAGCACGATGATGTCTCCCGGCTCCGCGCAGTCGAGCTCGATGCCGCGGCCGACCTCGAGCCAGCTGCGCGCCCGCAGATCCTTGGACCGCGGCGCCCGTGACAGCCACGCGATGTAATTGACAAACGCCGAGCACCACGGGACCTCGTCATTCTGCGGCCAGCTGTTGTCGAGTTTCAGCATCGACATGATCTGCGGATTGTCCACGGCGCCGCCGACCTCTTTGATTGCGAGGAATCGCTCGGCCAGATCGAACATGTGCCCGCGTGTGAATTTAGTCATAGCTCTACCACCCCTTGTTCGCGCCATCGGATCTCGTCCTCGTTGAGCGGATCGTCCTCCCGCTGATTGGCTTCGACCTCAAACGGATTTTTCTTGTAGCCGTAGCGGATCTGATACCAGATGTACGTCGAGTAAAACTTGAGCCGGCCGAGGCTGGCAACCTGATAGCAATGCTGTAGCTCGTGCCGATACAGCCGATCGGTCGCCGACTGATACCACGCCTTGTAGACGTCGTCGGTCCGGTCGTAGTCGACGTGCTTGACTTCCCGCAGCCACATCCAGGGCCACAGCACCATGCCGCGCGCCCAGAACATCCACCATGCGTTATTGACGATTTTGAAGTTCATTACGGTCCAAGCCTCGTAAGTGTCATCCAACATCCACGGTGCATAACGACAGCCGTTGCGTCAGACACGTTTTGTGCCCACTGGAAATCGAGCGTACCGCCAGTCGTGGCGTTGGTGGTGAAGTGCGCAATGACATGGACACCCATCTGCCCCACGCCGCTGCTGCTGATACTGATTGATGTCTCGATAGCTCGGACAAGTTCTGATGATGGCGTGGCAGAAAAGTCCTGCCCTGCGTGTTGCTTCCAATAGCCTTCTTGCGTCGTCTGACTGAAATTGAATCGCCACTTGAAGTCGGGGTTTGGGTCGCCGTCATAGCTAAAGAACATGTCGATTCGGTACGACGTGTCGGCCTCGAGATTCCACCCGCTAAGGTGCGTATCGTTGGTGAACGTCGTGCTGTTGCTAATCGACTGGCTGGCTGTCTTGTATTTCGTGACCTCGTGGAATTGACCGGCAACCGGAAAATCTTGGCCGGTATCGTCCGTAAACATGAGCGTGTTAGGAGCATCATTTCTTACCCACAGCTGACCTTGGCCGGCCAGATCCGTCGACGCCGCAGCCCGCTCGACGATGTAGACAACCTGCGAGCATTCCAGATCGCCGACGATGTCGACCGTAGTGGCCTGAATGTCAATCTCCGTGACTACGCCAGCGTTGCGGAATATCTGGAACACATTGAAGTCCAGAACATCCGAATCGTCGTAACCGGAGAGGAACAGATCGCCGGCCGACTGGCGCCAGCGATAGACCTTTTCATCCAGAGCGGCGTCAGTCTCGCGAACCTCGATGTATGGCGCCGTCCCTTCGATCTCGAGATTGCCGGCGACGTCGAGCACCGTGCCATCCCACGTCAGGTTTGCGCTGCCCTCGATCTCGTCGGCCGTTGCCGCACCGACTGCGATCTGGTTGTCCGCGATGGATCCACCAATGGATGCGGCCAGCAAGTCGTGATCAGTGCCGGCGTCATCGGTAAAGATGATCGTGTTCGGCGTGTCATTGCGGACCCATAGCTGACCTTGGCCTGCGGCAGGACTATCGTTGGTTGCCTGCTCGGCAAGGAATAGCGGTGCGTTTGCGGCGACCGTGAACGAGCCACCTGAGCCCGTTGTCCATCCGGCCGTAATCGTCGTCGACTGAGCGCCGACATCGTTCAGCTGCCAGTCGTTGCCGGCGTCATCAGTAAACATCGGCACGTTTGGCGTGTCATTGCGGACCCACCACTGGCCTCGCTTCGCAGCATCGGCACCTGCAGATGCGCGCTCCATCTGGTACAGAGGCGGGCCGGCAGTCGACGCCATATTGTTAGCGCCGATCTGGACGTAATTGGCAATGCCGTTGGCTTGAAATACCGGAAGCGTACCGTCTTTGTCGTAGACCTCGAATAGATCCGTTTCAAGCTGAATGCGACCGGTGCCAGCAAGGCTCTGCGTTTCGATTTTGAGAATCGTGCCGTTGGCGACGTACTCGCAGACCTGCGTCGCGCCGTCCCATTGTTCGATGATCGAGGCGCCAGCCGATTCCGGCCGAATCCGCACGTTGGCGTTTTCTCGCAAACCTGGAAGCGGGCTGCCGCCGGTCGTTACCTCCCCGTAGTACAGTGAAAACGCAGTCGTTGGGGTTTCAACAGCTGGCTCCGGCGACAGCGTAATCTGGACTGGCGTCGTGGCTGCCCAAAAGGTTCCTGAACCGTCTTTATTGACACAGGCAACCTCGAAATACCCGGTTTGCTCGGTCACGGAAATAACGGCGAACGTCTGCCAAGTAGAATCATCTTCTGGGTCGACAAAAGTCATCAGTGATCCCTGAGTAAGCCGGCGCAGGAGATCCTGCCTATCCGTGCCATCGGCATCGAGATCGTCAATGGACATCCGCTGTATCGAGCCAATGGTTAAGCTATCGAAACGGAAGTTGCCGTTGCCGGGGTCGACTATTGTCGTGCCCGTGTCGTAATTCCACGTACTTGTGTGCGGTGAAAACCCGCCCGCCGGGCTTGGGTCGCTCGTCAGATTGCTGAACGTGAACATCATCGGCTCACGCACAGTCGTCGAGAAGGCGTTGCCGTTGGCGACATACGCGACCGGGATCTCCCACCAGCCAGTGTTGTCGACTGCCGGACCGGTTGCCTCGTACACGGCCCAGACCGCGAGATCCTTTGTTTCAGCAATTCGGATCTGAGTACCGGCCTGTATGGCGCTCAACAGGCCTGCGGGATCTCGGAGCGTCAGTCCACCGTCATCGACAGCGATGGCCGTCACCAACGTCTGATCAGCATTGTTGAGTTTAAACCGCTGCTGCGTCGGGTCGCTCATGACCTGATTTGTATAGTCGTAGTCCCAGTATTCGGCGGTTTGGCCAAGATCGTAGACGGTCAGCGCGCGCTTGAGATCATTCGACACACCGGTCACGGTCTGGGCAACTGCAAGACCACCGTTGTTCTGAGCTCGCGCCCGCATAACTTCTGACGAGCCCGCATAGAAAAAGCTGGTTTCGCCGAGATTGTCGCACCGAACAAATGTCAAATTGCCGATACGTAACTCCACATCTCGACCGGCGTTCGCGTTCAGAAAAGTGCTGCTGTTCTGGTTGTGCTCGAGAAATGTGTGAGCAGAGCCGCCAGCCAGCGTCGACTGAATACGCACAGAATCATCTTGAGAGAAGTTACGGATCTCAAAATCGCCATTGCTTTGCGGTCCGACGTGGGCGTGTACGGCGCCGGTGTCGTCCTCGAAAACCAACCGCTTCTCCTCGGTAAAGCCAGTATTGACTCCGCGGATCCGCGCGTTGACGGTGTCCATGACAAAGTCGGTGCCCTTGAACTCGATCGGCAGCGTCGGTGCATTGAACCACCACAGCGCGCCGGTGTTTTGCACCTGCGCCAGCGCGATGACGCCGGTGTCCTCGCCGTACATGTTGAAAATGGCTTGCTGTGCATCGCCGCGGAGCGTCGACGACTCGCCGATCGTGACGACGGCATTGGCGTTCTGATCCGGATTGATGATCAGATTGTTGATGCCGGGGCCGACCCGCATGGTCGTGTTGGTCGCCGAAGCGTCGTAGACCTCGAGCGAATTGTCGACGGCGTTGTACCGAATGTTGATCTCGCCGCCGGCCACGGTGCCGAACTGAACCTCGCCAGCGTCGTCCAGGATCAGATTCGATCCCGTGAGATCTATGTCGTTGGTCGTCGTGTTGCCGTTGTCGGTAACTGACTGCAGGGTATCGACGACGTTGAGCACCCAATCGGTGCCGGCGTCGTCAGTAAACACGAGCACATTCGGCGTGTCGTCACGGACCCAGATCGTCGCGAACGACGCGATCGGGCCGGGGAGCGGATTGGTTCCAGAGTTGCGCTCACCCATAACCAGCACGGCGCCATCGGGCGCGCCGTCACCGAGAATTCGGAACTCATCGAGCCCGGTGAACTGAAACAGATCGACAATGCCCGTGGCACTGATCTGCATACCAGTCGGTGACACGCTGCCGATTTCGACTGTGCCATCGGCCGTCGTGTTGCCGAGCTCGATGCGGCCAGCATTGCTGATAATGAACGCCGGCGTGTAAGGCGTGGCCGGGTTGATGATGATGTCGTTGGTCGTCGTGTTGCCAACATCCGTGACCGCCTGCAAGCCAGCCGCAGCCGGATTGTCGGGATCGAAATAGATCTGGAACGCGAGCGCATCGGTGCCAATGCGAATCGGATCAGTGTCGGTCGTCAGGATATACATGATCGGGTTGTCGCTACCCGACCGGCCGGCCGTGATCAGTGTGCTTTCGGTCGCGTCTCGTGTGCCGTCGAAGTCCGGCGCACGGCTCCATGAGCTCGAAAGATTGACCTCCCAGATCCCGTTCTCAATCGGGTTGGTCTGGCCGTAGAGCAGGATTCGATCGCCGTCACTCCATGTCCAGCCGTCGATCGGCCCAGGATCCCCGGAGAGCACCTGATTGACGTTTGTCGCGCGCTTGACCGGGACCTTGATGGCCTTGCTGGCCAACACGCCATTGAATCTGTCCGTTGAGTTACTGACTGCCATGTCTAATCATCCCTGCTCGGCCCGAATAAATACTCGTACAGGGCCGTGTCATCATCCTCGAAAATTGCCCGATATGTCTTGCTGATCTGGCCAGTCGGCGTGTGTGTTGCTGTACCCACGACATCGAGGAACGCATCGACGGCCGCAGCATCCGCCTCTCCTTGTCCGGCTTGCTCGATCAGTCGCCAGCTGTCGTTCAAGAATACTCCGACTGGCGTGTTGCCGCCGCCATACTTCGCGGCGAGGAGCTCGCGGGCATACGGTACACCGGAAATCATTGAGTCTGCGGTGACTGCTGCAGTCCACTTGGCCCACTCCTCCGGCTCATCTTCCTCCTCCGGAAGCCGGTTATACAGTAGCGCGGAGGCCATGCCCTCGACCGTGAACAGAAGGAACATGTCGGCCGTGTACTTCGCAATCTGAGCCGGACTACGGAAGTTGGTCGACTTGGTTTTTTCGTAAGCAATGTTGCCCTTGGCCAGCATGTAGGACAGTAGCGTCGACCATATCCTGATCCACTGGGACTGACGGTTTTTGCGCAGGCCGCTGGTGCCACGCTCGAAACCAGAGCGATCAGAGAAAAAGCCGCTGGTCTGTGATGCCTCGACCTGAGTGTCCGCGTAAATGACCGCGTCGGCCTCGGAGAGCTCGAGCTCATTCAGCCCCTTGTGGTAGGCACCGAGCCATGTCGTGATGTCGACCACCTGCTGCGCTTTGGCGATCGGGAGAAAATACGTGTAGGCGAGCCGCGTCATAACGACTTTACTGGCCGTTGGCGTCGTGCCAAAAATGCTCTCGAGATGCGCGCGAGTGTCCTGCACGTCCTTGTTCCACGCGCCGATCTCATAGCGAGCGTTCAGAAACTTCGACGTTTCCATGACATGCTTCCACGCGGCCCGCGGATTCTGCATGAACTTGCCGAGGCCGCGGCCGTAGTGTGTCGCGCCGATAACCGCAATCGTCTGAAAGACGCCGGTGAACTGCAGGAACATGACTGCCATGTTCCAGCCGAGTTTCGCCTTTGTGAATCCCGTGCGTATCCAAGCGGTGCTCGCCTCCCAGATGTTTTCGCTTGGGAGCTCGCCCACGGCCGCGTCAGTGAGCCAGAGATTGAGCGCCTCGAGGGAATGCTCGTTGCCCGTTTTCTTGAACGCCTTGCGGACCTCACGGGAATCGAGCAGCCGCTTGATGTAGAGCGTTTCATCGCCTATGGCAATGTCGCGAATAACCTCGCGCAAATGCGTGTCGATATTGTTGAGGCCCAGTCGCACCACCTTGCCGTGATTGCGAACGCGATTGTAGGTTGCGCCGGCTCGCGTGTTCGCTGTCACCATTGAGCCGAAAGCGACCCGGTTGAACTCGTCCTGTATGTCCTGCGGCGCCGCTTCGGCCTCATAGCTTGAATCGTATCGGAGCGGATAGTAGCCGCCGGCCAGCGTTACCTCAGTGCCGTCGGCCGTGCGGATCGTGAACGGCAACGGCTCCACCTTTTGCGGAGCCACGCCGCGTCGACGCTTTTCAGCCTCGAAAATCTGATCTCGATAGGTGTCCAGATAATCCCAGATCCCCTGCACAAAACCCCAGTCCTGCGCCGTCAGATGCGCCAGCATTTCATCCACAGCCTGCTGCGTAAACACTGGTGCACCCTCGTCCACGCCGCCCAGTAACGCCGCTCGGTTCGACTGTGACCCCCAGTTAAGCGCCACGGACAAAATCTCCGATCGCGAATAGGTGCGATCCAGCGACTCGATCCGAATGTTTCGCTTGGCCAGCTGACCGAGCTCGGCTTTCGAGTAATGCTGTTGATAAATTTTGGACACATCCTCCTGCGCCTTGTGCAGCATCGGGATCAATTTCTCAGCGTAAGCCCGCCGCATTGGCGCAATGATTCGCCGGGTCAGCGCACCAAATCCGGCGTTATCCAGGACGCGGGCAATCGAACTCGGTCGCAACCATGTGCGTATGCCCTGATCAATGCTCTTGCTAACCTGCTCGCGACCAGTGCGGACGCCACCCGGCCGGAGATCAATGCGCTCATTGTTTTCAAACAGTGACTCGACGACGTCGGCCTCGGCTTCCGAAAAGTCGACCCACTGATCGTTGACGTAATGCTTGTTGCTCGCGACCGCGGAGTGCTCGATCTGTTTGACCAGATCGCGCATGCCCATGAATTCCTCGAGCGTGAGATCCTGCCAGTTCACGCGGTCATCAAAGATCCGCGCCAGTGTCGAAGGCGTGACAATGAACCGGCCCTTTTCTACGTCGTCACGAAGGCTCTGCAGTCGCTTATCCATGTCGACCTGTGTCAGCGATCGACGGCGCAGATCAACCCCCTCGAGGATTGCCTGTATGTCCTCGAGCACACCGGCCTTACCCATCTTGCGTTGAATCGTTGGCCGATTGAATTTCGACAGATACCGCTGGCCAGCTTGTGCATCGCGCTGCGCTTTGTTTGCCGCGCGCCACATCTCGAGCGCATTGATCTGCTGCATCTTGTGCTTGTAGGCGGCCTGATAGTCTCGTCGCCGCATTGCCTCGAACGCCATGCGTCCCGCTTTTCGCTCGGCCGCGAGATACTGGTGCGGCTTGATGTTGCGGATCTCTTTGGCTGCAATCGCCTGCCGGGCGGCAGCGCGAATCATCTGCACTTCCTTGCGACTTGGCAGCTGCGCTTTGTTGGCGGCGATGGCCTCGCGCTCCTGCCGACGCTCGGCCTGCTGCGCAGCGCGTACTGCCGGCCTGTCCTCGCGAACCATCCGCCGGAGAGCTCGCAGTTCTGCAGCAAGGATTTCCGCGCGCTTGTGATCGTGTACGGCGCGCACGGCATTGTCAGCCAATGTGCCGTCCGTCAATGGATCCGGATAGAGCTCGAGCATGCGGCGATCGGTTTCGGCTTTGATCCACGCCTTCATCTTTGGCGCCTTGATCATCTCCTCGATCATTTTCATGGCGTCTTTGTAGCCGAACATCTGCGCGGCTACCTGGACGTCGGTGCCGCCGTCCCGGCTGTAGATGTACGGCTTCGGCAGGCGATTGAGCATGGACTGATCGCCGGCAACGAGCTCGAGCAGGGATTCTTTGTCGATCTTGAACGGGGCCGTCGGCGACGGCTCACCGTTGGGCTGCTGATCTTTTTGCAGCTTCGCAAGCGCCACATAGACGCGCGTGTTGTACGCCTCCTCCTCCACTTCGGCCTGAATAGCCTTGCGCTGCTCCTTCCACCACGCCAGCTGATCACGCCGCATGGCTTTGATTAGCCGTCGTGTCTCGCGATCAACAGCATCATCATGCGCCGCCTGCAGTCGTCGCTTGTAGAGCGTGAACTCCTCCTGCGACATGCGCGCCTCCTCGGCGTTCAGGAACAGCGCGGAAAAGCCGTGTGACTCCTCGGCCAGTTTGATCTGCTCGTCACTGGCCAGCATGCGGTCCATAACGCCGCGGACCTCGTCGGTTAGCTCGACATTGGCCATCTGCGTCAGCTTGCGGTAAATCGCCTGCAGCCAGCGACGGAACGCATTGAACGAATCCTGTAGCTCGAGACTGGGGGCCTTGCCCTCCATCGTGTATTTCTCAAACGCCCGTGCCCACTTTTCGTGATGCTCGGTTGTTATCTGTGAGCCATCGGTGACGCCAAGGAAATTCAGAATTTTCGACCAGTCATCTTTGATCTGTTGCGGAGCGTCCTCCATGGCAGCAACACGACGCATGACTTCCAGATACAGATGCCCGGTTTCGTGAATGAACGTCGAAAAGTCCGCGTTCTCGGTCAGACGGATGTAGCCTCGGCGCAAATCATCAAAGTCGATGTAGCCTCGCTCGTCCTGTTTATAGCGCCCATCCTTCGGCGGGATCGTGCCCTGATCCGCGCGGCTTTTGAGCTCGTCGCCGTACAGGTGATCCAGGAACCGGAAGTCATCGGCGAAATTGACGATGTTCTGCACCGCCTCGGTCGCCAAGTCGGGTGTAACCATGGCAAACGCCGATGCGTTTGTTGCATCCAATGCCTGAAAAAATGCCGCCGCGCCACCGCTCGATCGCAAGTTTTCCATCTGCTCTGTTGTCAGCGCGATGTGACCGATCAGTCGGTGTCGATTGTCGAGCAGATAAACGCCGGGATTTCGGCCAGCCTGCCGAATCATCGTGCGCATTGATTCGGGTCCTGTAATCGGCGCGGCGTCTGAGGGCGCAGCGACCAGTATTCGTTCTGTAACCGGAACACGCTTTTTGCGCCGCGCTTTTGTCGGCACGATCGGACCCAAGTCGCTGCCGTCTGCCGCCATGCGCCCCGCCTTACCGCCGGCGGCGACAATCACATGGCCCATGATGGTGACGCCGGTGCCGGCCAGCGTGTCCTGCAGCTTTTTCGTAATTCGCGCGTCGGCTTGTGACGGCTCGTTTTTGCCCGAAGGATGGTTGTGGCCGAACCAAACGTATTTCGCGCCCTTCGTATTGTGGATAGCGCCTGCCAGAACACTCGGAAAGACACCTGCGCCGTCCGTCGTGCCCTTCGTATGATGTATGACGGCGATCGGTTTTTGCTGCTCATCCAGCACCAGCGCGACGAAATTCTCCTGCGCATTTTTTCGCACAGGCGCCAGAACATGCGCGGCATCTTCCGGTGTTTCGACCTTGTCAATGCCGATGTTAAATTGCTTGGTTTCCTCGTGCTTGACGCGAATCTTGTAGTTCGCAATAGATTCGGATTCGCGTATCTTGCCGGACAACGCGGCCGCACCGTACATGTCGCTGTCGACTGGCTCGCGCACCATATCGTCGCCGTCCTGTTCGGCAGGATTCAGTCCAGTCGACGTGTCGATGTAGTTACCGCTTTCATCGACGATGATGCCGCGGTCCGGCTCCTCGAGCACGGTCCGAGGATCCTCGAGCAGCTTGTGCAGCTGGCTGTTCTGGCCAGCCTGCGGATTGACTGCACCCTCTGGCGCTACAATGCCTCCCTCTCGATAGCCCGCCGCCACTCGATCACGCTGGCTGATTCCCGTAGCAGCTGCAGCGCCCGGTTGTACTTCATCTGCAGCACCCGGCCGTTCTGCACCCCGAGGCTCTGGTTGCGTAGGGTCAGTAATATCGCCTCGAGTTCCTCTTTGTTCTGTCCCGACATCTTGGAGGCTGTTGCCAAGATTGTTGAAAGAGTCGATGTCCTGCGCGTCCGCGAGCCACCGGTAGATTTCGTGGTTGGCATTGAGCGTATCCTCCAATCGTTTCCGCAACCCGGCCATGACTTTCGGCTCCTGGATCGCGGTCGCCATGGCGTTCTGCAAAGCAAAAATAAAATCATTGTCGTGCGACCACTCCGCGTAGTGAGCAATCTCGTGGATCATCGTGGTCAGCATCGACGCGGCTGTTACGTTGGCCGGCACTTCCCGGCCGTCCGTCTCGGCACGGGTACGCAACTCGCGAGGATCGGCCGCCGGGTTTATAAACATCATCTGGCCCGGCACCTTGGTATGGACGCCGTAGTGCATCGGGCCCAATACGCTGACGCCGGCACCTATCTTGTCCAGACCGCCAAACATGTTTTTGTCGCCCTTGACGGCGATCAAATTGCGGGTGTCCAAAAACACCCGGCCGATCTCGTAAAAGTATTTATGGACCCGCTCCTCGCCGAACTTGTCGTAGAGCGCATCCATGAGATCCGAGCCGGCGTACTCCTCGTGAGTCGACAACAATAGCTGGCGATCGTCTTTGAATTTCTTTTGGTTGTGCAGGATTGGTTCTTTGTTCGGAATTAAATCCTGATCGACCTGATACTCCGAAGTATCTACCCCGCTCAGATCTCGCATTTCCTCCGGCGTAATACGCTGCTGCTCGATGCCATCGACCACCAGAACACCGTCACGAACCTCGAGCATCGAACCCTCATCGAGACGCTCGACCAGACCTCCCCGCTGCCGCTCAGGCGGTTCCAGTTTGAGCTCGGGGCCGCTGCTACCGTCCTCGGTGAGCGTAAACAAGGTTCCGTAGCCCTGGGCCACTTGCTCGGCCTTGCTTCTGGCATTCAACACAGCGAGATAGGCCTGCAGCTGCAGCATGTCGCGCTCGGCATGATCGACAAAGGCCTGTCGCTGCAAATTGAACGGGTAGCCCGGCTCGCCAGGATCCATGTCTGGCTTCACGTCGATATAAAACTGACGCTTGATGATGTCTGACGATGGGTTGACTGGGTTCTCTGTAATGCCTAGCTCGAACTGTTTGAGGCCGTGCACAGACACCCGTGCATTTTCTCGCCAGACCGCTCGCTCATCTTTCGACATGTAAACGTCGACCGTGCCCCACTCGAAACGGACCTGTTGGATGACGTTGAACTCGTGGTGTCGGAAGTTTTTGCCGGACGGTGATTGACGGCCATTTTCTGTAACCTTGATGCGCGGATCGAGAATCTGTTTGTCGCTCGATTCCCAGACATCGAAGCCGCGAATGTCCGCTATCGTTTTGACCTCACCGGTTCGGAAATCGGTGTACTCGTCGGGCATCGTCACCGTGACGGTAGTGCCGTTTGGCTCGTCGGTTTTCTCGCGACGCAGAACGCGATCAGGCGGATACTTCGGATTCAGCGAATGACTTGGATCCTCCATGTTTTTCGCAAAATCCGCGCCTGTTGTCTCGAGCGTCGTTTTGACGCCATCGCGCACCGTGACGACTTTGAGCGCCTTGTTGCCGGCAAGGAAAAGCACCTTGGCGATACCGAAACCGCCAGAATTGATGTCACCCTCTTTGGCGGTGCCAGCAACACGCAGAAAGCCTGCGTTGATCATGTCGGGCGTCATGCCAACGCCGTTATCTCGGACTGTTACGCTGCGCTTGTCATCGCTGACGGTAATGTCGATTTCGCCCTCGTCGACGGCACCCTTGCGGACATTGGTTCGCACCGCGTCGTAGGCGTTCTGGAACAGTTCCTTGATCGTGACCTTGTGGATTTTCTCCATGTCACCGTAAAGCGCCGGGCCAAGCAGCTTGAGCACACGGCCGGCATCGGTTGAACCGCTCGCGCCCATGGCCTCGAGCTCGGCTTCGGCCTGCTGATCATCAAGAAAATTGAGCTCCTCCTGTATTTTCTCGCGCTCGGTTCCCGGCTTTTTGCCGTCGTCGATCGGCCCCTGGAACAAACGATCTTTTACGCGCGCGTCCTCCCACCGCTGTTTATCCAGATCCTCCATGCGATTCTCTAGCTCGACCTTTTGCGCAACGAGAGGCTCGAGATCTCGCACAATTTCGATCGACCGGTCCATCATCCGGTGCCACGACTGGAATACCTCAAGCGGGGAATTGCCGTGAAGCAGATCGCCGCCCAGTTGATTGTTCCGGAACAGATCGGGATTGACGAAAAAGATCGCCGACAAACGATTCAGCAATTGCTGATCATTTTCTGGGTCAATGTTTTCCTGCGTTGGCGCTTCCTGCGGGCCGGTCCAGCTGACGACCATATCTCGGATCCAGCGAATGCGGCTCCACTCGTCCTGCAGATCGCCAATGTCAGCGAGGACTACTTCATATTCAGCCTCGGCCTTGTCAAATGCCGCCTTGGCGTAGTCGCCGATAATCGCCCGCACATCAGGATTGCGAACTTGGAGCTCGCCCGACACCTTGGCTTTGCGCACGACGTCGAGCATGTCCATCTCGGCCGCCAGCTGGTATCGCTGCACGACCGCCTCATCAGACATACCCTCATCCAGCCACGACTGCAGGAGCGCGCGCTCATCCTTGTCGATCAGCTTTCCGAGTTTGCGAATGCAATCCTTGAGTGCCATTAGCGATCCTTCACATCGAGCCACGCCTTGATGACAAGGAGCAGGAGCTCGTCCTCGAGCATGATTCTACGCCACCGCGCCTCTGCGTCCTCGCTGGTGCCCGGCGGAAATGTCGGCTCCGGCGTGAACGGCGGCGGCGGAACGACGCCGGTCCTGCCGTAGTGCGATGACAGGTTGTGCGAGCTCGCGTAATGAGATCCTCCATAATGGCTGCTCATGTGCCGTCCGTGCTCGAGATGTCACGGCCTCCGTTGGCCGAGTCATCGCCAACGATGCGATCCTTGCTGTCCGCGGCATCCCTGATCGCGTAGCTGCCATCGCCGGCCTGATTGATCTTGCCGGCCGCATTGGCGCGTATCAGCCGGATCTGCTCGGCCAGCGTCTCGCCATTCTCCATGACGATGTTTTCCAGATCCGCCAGCGTGATCGAGCCCTCGATCAGGCCACCGGAGTTCTGCGACAGGATGCTGACCTGATTCGACGTGGCCTTGTCCAGGATGTTGTTGTTGGTCCCGGCCAGAGCGACCGCGTACTGGCCGTCCTCAAACGTGACGAAATACGGGTCGATGATCAGGAAGGCCTGCGCATAGGTGAAGCCGGAGATCGTATAGCTCGGGAAATTCTGCTGCGTGTCTGGCCACGGAATGCCGTCGACCGTCGCCTCGAGATCCTTGAGATCCAGCCAGAACTGCGCCGTGTCCAGCTGCCGGACTTCCGGCGATACCTGAATGATCGGCATGTCAGCGCGCGGCACGAAGATCTCGCCGGTAATCCAGTTCACGCTGACGGCCATTACTCGTCACTCACCAAGGTTATCGTTGCGGACAGTCCGTTTGCGCCAATCGTGTCGTTGATCGGCGACGGCTTGTAGACCGGCGCGGCTGTGCCCTTGCGGACAAAGCCGGTCACGTCCTGCGGCGTGGCTCCCGTGTAGCTAGTTGATACCTGCCCGTTGACGTCCGTCGTGCCATAGGTGATGACGTCGGTGCCTCCCGGCGTCGTCTCGAGGAACACACGGGCACCCTGAATCGGATTACCTAACGTGTCGACGACCGTGATCGTCACTGTCACGGTCTGGTTGATTGTGACCGTGCCGGTGTAGCCGGCTGCGCGCTCGTAGCTGAACGTGCCCGTGCCGTTGGTCACGTTGATCGTGACGTCGCCGTCCTGCAGGTTGTCAACGAGGAATACCGTGTTGCCGGTTGTGCCGTCGTTGGCCGTCTCGTAGCCATTGACTTCGTAGCCGTCAATGTTGAACGTCGTCAGCGCGGCCGTGTCCAGCGCGATCTCGATGGCGTGACCGGTGCCGTCGGAATTGAACGTCAGATTGTCCTGCGCCGATGGATCCGAGCCGCCATCCCAGAGGACCGCACCGAGCGCATCGTTGGAACCGTTGAACGTCAGCCGATTGCAGACCAGATCATCCAGGTACACCTGATCGCAGTTATTGAAAATGCAGTCGTTCGCGAAGCGACTGGTGCCGCCAGCCGGCGGGAACGTGATCGTGCCCAGATCCGTGAACGTAACCGCGGTGAGCTCGAGCGTGTTGATATTCGTATCAGAGCAGTCGAACTGCGCTCGGGTGCCCGTGTTGACGATGACGACATTGTCCAGCACAAAGCTGATCGTGTCGGTTGCATTGGCGACGACGCGGAACGGGAAATGCGTTGCACCGACCGCCCTGCCGCCAGCGTTGTCGCCGATCCAGAACCATTGCTCGTCCGCGGCCGAGAAATACGCATCGGCATTTGCTGCTGGCTCGCCCCATTCTGTCGGGCCGAAAAAGTAGTACAGCGCGCCGAGCGGATTAGCGACCAGCCCCCATCCGTTTGTGACGTCGTCGCCCTGCACATCTGCCATCGTTTCCGGTGTAACCGCTGTGCCGCCATTGATTCGCAGCGCGTAGCTGCCGTTGGCGTGATACGTCATCCGATCCAGACTGAGGTTTGCGACATTGCCCTGCGCCTTGGCGTTATGGAACGTGCCAAGACCAAACTGAGTGACCGCGGTCTGCGCAAGGTTTGCCTCGCTGCCGGCGTAGGTAGCGAAATTCGTACCGGGCGCCGCGACGATTTCGGAAACGTCCAGCTTGTAGACGTTGAAAAACGGACCGACTGGCATACCCTGCGCGTCCTGCCCGCCGACTGAGTAACCGATGCGATCGGTGCCATCGCCGAGAAGGATCTGCACACCGCGATTCGCGAACGTCTGCGGCAGCGCATCCTTGAGGATGATGTAGCAAGTCGAATCGCTGAGATCTATGTTGAACGTCGCGCCGGCGGAATCTTGCGTCGTGTAGAGCTCGTCGTCGTTGTTTGAGTGCTGCGCCTCGACGGCGGCCGCGCCCTCGTAGAACTGACCGGCCAGCGACACTGTGCCAAGTGCGCCACCCGATGTCGTAAACAACGTGGTGTCGTCCTCGCAGTCGTTGATTTCTGTGCGTAGATCGACGCTCATTGCAAGCACCTGTGCAACACGAGCGGCAGACAGGCAGCCGCGAACATATCAGTCTCTTGTGGCGTGGGGATGCTGGCCGCCTGTGATGGCGGCGTGACCAGCCGATGCAGATTCTCGTGATAGTTGCCAAAAATCACGGCCGGATTTTCAACCGGCCGGATCTCGTCAACGGTCTGGCGAGCACCGGGGATCAGAAATATCCTGCGGTGCTCGTCGATGTCGGCTATCGCATCATCAATCCTGTCGAATTCCTGATACGCGCCGCATCCTGGTACGTTTCCCACCATGCGCCAATCTCGTATTCGGTAGGCGCTGATCGTCTGTTTCCACATGCGCCATTCAACGAACAGCTGCTCATCAGTGAACCCAGGCTCCCAGACGCCAACGACAATCACTCATCCGGCGTCCGAATCGTCGGCGTCGAGAACGGCCCGAACACGGCGCTCGATTTGAACGTCTTGATCGGATTCGGACTGCCGCCTCGCCGCACCGTGATGGCGACATCCTCGCCCGGTGCGATGTAAGTAGCCGTGTAGGACTCCTGCCCGCCAGATACATGCTCGGTGTCGATCAGCGCGCGCATGACGTTATTGCCGATTGCCGCATTGCTTGGCGCCGTGCCGACCAGCGTGAACGTGCCTGTCGTGTTGTCGAACGACGAATAGGGAACCAGATCGTAGTTGCCGTCCGAATCACGCTCGATGCGGATGTTGCCCGATGCCGGCGTGTTGTCCGGAATGTTGCCGGCACCGACCACCGCGCTCGTGCTGACGCCGGCCGTAAGCGCCACCGTCAGCTGCATCTCATTCAGCGTCGGCGCAGGATCCCCGTTGACGTCGGTCGTCGTGCCATCCCACGGGTACACCGTGACACGGTCGCCTGCGACAAGGTTTGTCACGGTGCCGGTCCGGTTGTCCGGTGGGCTGATCGTGACCTCGAGCAGGTTCGGGAAGCTGTCGCCGGCGATGGCGTCGGTCGGGTCGATCGCGATACCGAAATTCGTCTGGAAATTCGTGCCGGTAAACAGGCCGACGAATTGGTTGTTGATCGTGCGGGTGCTGACCGTGCCGTTGACGTCGATCGTGTTGTTCGACGTCTTGCCGAAAAGCGTCTGATTGTCGACCGGTACGACGCCGGTAAGCTGCTGACCGTAGACATTGCCGGTCGTTCCCTGATCATCCAGCGCCATCAGGAGAATCTGGCCGCTGGCGGTGTTGTTGACCACCGTGCCAGACGTTGCCGTCCACTCCGAAGCGCCGCGCAGCGTCGTAAGGCTTTCCGTGTTCTGGAATGTGCCAACGACGTCGGCCAGGATGATCGTTCCGACGCCAGCCGTGTCGTCGACGTAGATGACGCGACCGCGCGCGCCGGACGTGCCGCCCTCGACTACCTCACCCTCGGCCACCAGCGTACCGGTGCCGCCGGTGTACGGGATCTCGGTTCCGTAAGCCAGAACCTCCGGCTCGGTCAGGTTTGCCGATTCGTTGTCGTAGGCGAAGTTGCGATTGAAACCGGTGAATAGCTGCGCATTGCGGCCGAACAGTGTCTCGGACGTGCCGCGGCGCTGAATGTACTTGGTTCGCTCGTATGTCTGCAGCCCGCTTGCAGAGCCGAAGTCGATCGACAAGCCGAACGGCGTGGCGCCAGATCCCTCGTTGTAATCGAGCGTCTGGTAACCCTCGGTGAGGACGATCGTGTTGTACGGAGCACCTGCGACCGTACCCTCGGCCGTGTTGTTGTTGGCGTCGCCTGCAGAGAACAGTGCGAGCGATGTCTCGGCGGTGCCGATCGTCGTGAAGCCCTCGAAGTAACCCTCACCGTACTCGAGCAGCTTGCCCTTGATGCGCTGACCGTCGATAGCCACACCGTTTTCGATCGTCTTGATCAGGATGCGAACCTTGCCGGATACCGAGTCTGGGAAGTAAGCGTTGTTCCAGTAGTCGGTGATAATCGCGTCCTCCTGAATCAGGATCGGGCGCGTCGAGCCGAGCGGCGTTGTGACCTGTACGCCAAGGCCGGAGTAGAGCTCGCGGGTGTTGCCTGAGCCCTGCTCGACCGAACCGCCGTACATGTGCTGCGCGACGGTGTCGTTGATGTTGATGGTGCCGAGCAGCCGGATAATCTGATCGGTGGAACGATCCGACGCCGTGGCGTCGATCATCGACCAGTCATCGTCGCCGGCGATCGTCTCGTCATCGTTGAGATCCATCAGGAAGCGATGGAGCTCGAGCGGCGTGTAGCCGCGCGGATGTACCTCGCCATTGACCGTGCCGTCGCCAGCAATGTCGCCGGTGAATGTGTCGTCATTGACCGGCAGCCCGTTAACGTCGATGTCGGTAATGAACCGGACATCGAGCTCGCCGGTCGCGCCGGCATCGGCAACCACCGTAATGACCTCGGCCTGCTGGCCGCCGGAGAATGTGAGGATCTCGCCGACCACGACATTCGACGTCTGAGCGTCGAAAAAGAAACTGTGCGTTGCGCCGAGCGCAGGCCCGGTCCATGTGATCGCGCCAGAGGCAGCGACCGCCACGTCGTCACGCAGATACGCGGGATAGAGCAGTAGCGTACTGGCGTCGACGTCGGCCGTGACGCCGCCCTGGGTCAGCGTGTCGGCAGCGTCCGGTGGCGTTGAGCCGTCAATGATGGCGATGGCCAGCTTGCCGGCGGTGCCATCAGGTATGTCGGAAACGATAAAGCCCGAGTCGGCGCCGGCGTTCCACGTTACGAATGCGCCCTCCTCGACGAATTCGCCACCCGCCTGATTGCTATACGTGACGTTGTAGTAGACGGTCATCGCTCACCCTCCTTAGTGAGTAGTCGGTCGCGCCGGTGTCGCCACAATCCGCTGTGCGAACCCTCGGCCATCGCGTTTTATTTCAAATTCGTAGGATCCCCCGTTGTCGTTCCGCTCCCGCTCCTCCTTCATTTCGGAGAGGATTTGGACGACCGGGGTCAGATCTATTTCAGAACCGGAAATTTTCCGGTTTTCGCCTTGCTTGCGGATCATGGCCTGCAGCGTGGCCAGAATCTCGAGATTGGTCTGGTTGCGAGCGATGTCAGCGCGAATGCGCTCCTCCTCATTGGCTGCCATCGTCTTGAGGACGTCGATCAGATCGCCCAGTTGCTCGACTTGCATCGGTTTTGCCGGAAATTCGACAGATGCGCCCTTTTTTTGCAGCCGGCGGATCTGCCCCAAAGACATAGTTTTTTCAGTCACTTGAGGCAATCTCGCAGTCGAATAGCGTTTTCTTTGCGCTGTTTGGCGTCATCAAAAAGTGACTGTGCGGACGCTGTCATTTCTACGATTTCCCCGTTTTCCCTGACGCGGACTGTATCAGTAATTTCGACATTCCCAAAGTCTGCGACAGCCGAGACGACGTCGACGATCTCCAAAGCGCGCGCCAGATCCCCGCTGACCTGATCCGCCTGTTCGACTTTACCGGCCGCTTCGTCCAGCTGGCCAAGCAGCTGCGTGAGTTCCTCGAGCGTCAGCTGTTGGAATCGCTCCATTTTTGATAGCTGCGCGCGGATCTCCTCGTTGGTCATCGTGTCCACGTCCAGCCCCACCATGCCCAGTTGCTCCTCGAGTTGCTCGAGCATGGTCCCGAGCTCCTGCAGCCGGGGGTCGCCGGACTCGAACCGGGAGCGCACGGGGTCGCCTGCCATCTCACGATCCAGCGCATCGAGCAGCGAATTCGGAGAGTAGTCTGGCGGCAGAAAGCCAGCCTCGGCCGCCGCCTCGGCCATGGCGTCGAGCGATTGCCCGGCCTGCGGCCGCACCAGTCCGCGGCGATGTTTGCCAGCATCTCGAGCAGATAGCTCGCCACCCTCATCGAGAAGGCCGCCCTTCTGCACGATGAAGTCCACCAGCGTCGGGCCTAGCATTTGGCGCTGCGTCGGTTGTTTCTTTTCGCGCAGCATATTCAGGTAGGGGTCCAGTGTCAGATCAACGTCGGGGCGCTCAGTCAGGACATCGGAACGCACACGCGCGACGCCGCCGAAAACCTGCCGGTACAGCGCGTCTGGATCCAGCCCTGCGCGCGACGCGATATTCGCAATGCCTTGGTATAGCTGCGCCATCCTTTCGGCGCCTGTGCGCTCTACGTTGGCCTGTAACAGCTGTCCGAGCACATCCTGGACGATACGACCGGCGGCCTCGGTGCTCTCGGCCTCACTGATGTCCGCCATCGCCTTTTCCAGCGACTTCATTATTTCCGGATTGTTTTTGCGGAAATTCTCGGCGTCGCTCAGGCTCATGTCATCCGGATCGGTTTTCAGATGCGGGAGCAAGCCATCGTGATGTTTCGTTGGCGCGATTTTCTCAATGAACTGCGTACCGTCGATTTCGATGGCGCCGGCCACGACCCGCGCCTCGGCAACCTCGGATTCTTTCAGACCCAAATCCCGTGCGACTGCGTCCGGATCCGCGCCCTGATCCTGCCAGTAGCGATCGAATTCGCTGACGTCGACCCAGATCTTGCCGCTCTCGGCAAAGCGCGACACGAAAGCACGGAACGTCTCAGGCGCCTTTTTCGCCAGCTTGGACTCTTTGGCGCCGCGGCCTACAGAATCCCAGACGGCCGCCATGCGTTCAGCTTTGCCGGCACGTTGCACGTCACCGACATACTGCATGCCGGGCCCAAGCCCGGCGATCAAAAGCGTCCCCTTGGCCGTCTCGACAAAGACCTCGGCAACCTGATCGGTGTACTCCTCCCACGATACGCTCGCCTCCGGCTTCATCTCGGCTTCGGCCAAAATGTTTTGCCCGACCGTCATAATCGCGTCCTGCGCGAGCTCGACCGCTATTTCGGTTCCCATGACCTCGCCGTATCGAAGCGGCAACATTTTCGTCGCCTGCGCGACTGTGCGCTTTTCGAGCACATCCTTGCCGAGCCTTTCGGCGACCGACTGCCCTGCCATGTTTGTAATGCGGCCGACCCCAGGGATGTACTTGATGAACTTGGATAGCGGTATGACCTCGAGAGCGCCACCGATCGTACCGACGCCCTTTGCCATGATCGCCGCATTTTGATGTGAAAACCCTTGCCGAATGTAGTTGTTGTATGCCTCGCCGGTAATCAGCCGACCACCGGATTCCGCAGCGCCAACGGCCGCACCGACAGTGAGGCCGGTTGTAAAACCAGTCACCGCACCAACGCCAGTGCCTAGCGGACCGCCGGCTGTACCCACCGCCGCACCAGTGCCGGCGCCGGCCATCGCGCCATACAACGCATCGTCGATTGCGTCCTTCGCGGTTTGCAGCGTTGGGCCCAAGTATTTCGCGGTCCAGACGATGACCTTGTGAGCAGCGTTTTCTGCGCCGAAATCGTGCGTCTGCTCAGACAGCTTGCGGAGCTCGGCCATTCGCTCCTCGTCATCCGGCTGCCAGTGATCCTGCCCTTTGGCGCGACGAGCGCCGATCTCCATGAGCTCGACGTCGGCCCACGTTTTGTCCCACCCCATCGAGATCGGGCGCCATGCTCGCTCGAGCATATTCAGGTTTTCTTTGTCGGCCTCGAGGACGGAAAGGTGATACGGATTTTCTGCTGCAAATTCCGCGAATTTCGGGCTGTGACGGCGGTATTCGTCATACGAGAAATCCGCCTTTTGCGTCTCGATTTCGAGGTTTTCGAGATCCGCGTCGACGAGATCCATCGGGATACCGGTGCGCCCAGAGATCCGCAGGATCCGTGCAGCACGGTCGGGGTCCACGGGGTTTTGATGGCCAACAGACAGCCGCGCGTTTTCCTCAAAACCCTGTACGGCTTGTTCGAGCTCGCTTGCCACTAGAAGCCCTCGATACCTTTAAGCCGCGCTATTGCCGAATCGAAGCCCTGCGTGACCAGATAGAACCACGCCTCCTCGAGATCCTTCTGGCTTGGCTCCTCGTTGTTCTCGTCGATCGACTTGCCCATGTTGACCAGCCAGTCGTAGGCCTTCGCGGTGCCGCCGCCATAGCGATCGGGAATCTGGATGTCGGTCGAAAACGCGGTGCGCGGTACGCCACCAATGTTGACCTCTTGATCGAGCGGAATGTAGGCCTCCTGCATCTGCTCCGCAGACAGCGCCGGGAACGGCAGTTTCTTGTCGCGACCCCACTCGCGCACAAATACCTCGTGCCGCATGATTTCACCCAGGATCTCGCGGCGACGCTGTTCGCTGACCTTGCCATTGGTATCGTCACCCTCGGCAACAATGGCCGCGTCCCACGCCAGCGCAATGCGAGCCCACCGGTCCTTTTGTTCGGACGAATCGCCAGCCGTCGGCTTACGATCGAAGTACGGCGTTGCAACAAGATACTGCTCGAGAAACTGCGTATCGGTAAGCCCGCCGGGCTCCTGCGGCGCTTTGCCAGACTCGACACGATTTCGCGCCAGCCTTTTTTGTGCGGACATTGTTTCCATGCGCTTGCGCGTGACCACGTTTCGCCACAACACACGATCGCCGTCAGGGTTTTCAGGGTCGATTGGCATGGCGCCATTGAGATCCGCCGCAGCCTTGTCGGCTTCGGTCATTGCGTCCCACATTTCGTAAGCCTCCCACGTCGTATGATCGTTGAAACCGTCGCTTTCGTGGTGCGACTGCGACGCGCGTTCCAGTTGCCGGCGCTCGCCCTCAGTCAGCTGCTTTAGCTTCGCGGGATCGAGCTCGTTGTATGTCAGGCCGTTCTCCCGCTCGATCTCGTTCAACAACTCCATCATCGTGTCATGCCGCCGCGCCGCTTCCTCGGCCGCTTTGCGCCCAGTCTTTTGCGATTCCAGAATCATCGCCTCTTTGCGCGCTTTCGGATTGTCCGCGAGATAGTCCCGAATGAACGCCTCACGCTCGCTGATGCTGGTGCGCTCCGGAAACGCCTCCCACGCTGCATCCATGGCCTCGAATGCCAGCCCTTGCGTCGTGTCGATCTCGAGCTCGACCTCGGCCTGCTCGAGCATTTTTTGCGCGATGTCAGCATGCAGATAATCGGCAATTGACCCAGAGCCCTCGCCCTTTTCAAGATCCTCCGGCGTAATTGGGCCACGCGCTTTGCGGTGGGCCAGCGACAACTCGAGCTCTTTGACGCGATCCTCCGGCGGCATAAAGTCCAGTGCCGATGTTGCTGCGTCCTTCACAAATGCCTGCAACAGCTTTTGACCCTGGACGTCGCTGTAAACGCCCTCGTCAACGGCCGCCGTGATGTTTTCCAGCTGCGCCTGCATGAGATCGTTCTGCAGCTGCGGTGATTCAGCGACAGCAATAGCCTCGAGGGCGGAATCGAGATCCGCCATGATCTTGCCCTGCTGCCAGTCGATTCGCTTGCGCCGTGCAATCTCGCCGGTGAACGCACGACCGCGCTCGCGGATCAGGTTCGATTCGGCCGTCAGCAATTGCCGGTCGCTGCCCGACAAATTGTATTTGGCTAAAACCTCATCTGCGCGCGTCTGATACGTGCTCGTGTACGCCTCGTCGAACTTGTCGAAATCCTCGCGATCACGAATTTCCTCGCGGGCCGCGATGTCGGCCTGCAGTAAATCGTTTTTCGCCAGTGAGTAGTTGAGTCGATCGTCTTTGCGCTTTTTCTCGCCGGCAATCTGCGCGAACGTACCGGCTGCCTTGGAGATCGAGTCTGCAATGATCAGGCCGCTTTCGTCCGGCAAATCCACGCGATTTGATCGCAATGAAGGCCGGGCGCCGTAATCCAAAACTGTAGGTAGCCGTGCCATTGCTAATTAAACTCCCATCGTGTGTGCTGCAAAGTTTCCACCCCGAAACCTTCCAGTGGCGAATAGGTGATCACACCGCTGCCCATTGCCTCATCAGTCGGCTGAAATTCCCACCCCCACGTAAACCACAAGCGGCACTGGCTGCTGCTCTCGTTCACATAATCCGCAAAACTGCCGATCTCGTTGTCGGCGGCACCCGGATAGGGTGGCGTAAGGCTCAGGGAGGCCGACGCGATCGGCGCGCGAAACTTTAGTGCCCAATGAAGCACCAGCGTATCGGTGTAAAGGTTTGCGTCCGACATCCCGAGATAATCCCACGACGAATCGCCACCGGCCGCGCCATCGGTCAAAAAGCCGCTTTGCACGTTTTGTAGAAAATTCGGTGGCGCCCCCACAAATCCGCTGTACTGGAATGACGCCATCTGCGCGATTCGGGCGCCACCACCGGCCTCGGCCGGAATCAAAAAATTATCATTGGCATCGCCGGTCGCTACGCGCGTAAAAACCTGTAGCCGGTTGCTGCCATAAGCGTGTGTTCGGGTCCATCCCGTTTGCGTCGCATCGCTCGAAACCGGTCCAGCCACAATGACGAAAAGATTGTCGTCAGCTACGCGAGATGCGAGTGGAATGTTGGTATTAAACCCATCGACATCGGAGCGATAGAAGGCTCCTGCATCTCGTAATGAAATGGATGGGCCGGCGGGCGGCGCTGCACCACCGGATAGCGGCCCTCGCAAAATCATGCCCATCAGGAGAAATTCTCCGCGAAGGTTCCGAGCCACGTCGTTCCACCGTCCCGCGAACGCAGATGCACGAGATGAACGCTGCCCAGGGTCGACAGATCTGGCGCCGTGCCACCCGGCCACGTTACCGACCCCGGCCATGTGATCGTTCGAGCAACACCGGCGTCCTGCGTAATTTCGATCTCGATTTGCGCCAGAACACCCGACGCCGGCAGATTGCTGAACGTCAGGCTGGTGATGTTTTCCGTCAGCGTGATGTTGACCGACTGGCCGAGTCGGTAGTCGATGTCGAGCGACCCGGCCGCAGAGGCCTCGGCCTGATCCTCGATTGTGAAGTCGATAAACGGCGATTCATTCATGTCCACCGACGAGGCAATGATGTCGAGCGGACCAGCAACGCAGGTGATGATGATGTTGCTGCCGCCAGAGCAGCTGATCGAGCTCGAGACGGAATCCCCGATACGGTAGAACAGCACGTCACCGTTGTTTCCGAGATATATGCCACCGCCGTCGACATTCAGCGATTTGTCGAATTGGTACACGAAAATGTTGGCCGAGCTCGCGAACTGAAACGCACGATTCGGCGCCGTGATCGTGTCGTCGACATTCATCGTCACGTTTTCGACATCGTCGGTGTAGAAGATCCGGAAGTCTGCCCCGGTGATCACATCCATGCCGACGTCTGTCGTGTTACCGACCGTTGTGACGGCCTGCAGGCTGGCCGCGGTCGCTGCGCTAGGGTCGAAGTACACCGAGAATGTGAACGCATCGACCGTCGGGATCTTGACCTCTGCGCCCACGCCGTCGACGACGTACCAGACCATCTCGCCGTCACTGACGCGGTAACCCGGAACA